GGTGACGCACGACTGCGATACTTCGCTAGTTGATGGGTTGTCTAAGCAATGTTTCACTTCATGGGACAATTTAAGGCTTGACAGCGTGTTGATTAGACACATATCTTCGTGGTCAGGACAGATCAGCGGTTTCTACTGGCCCTGATGATGGCCCCCGGCTCACCAGATCGGTGGGGAAGGGGGCTTTTTCTATGGATGGGATACCAGATGGCACTGACAGACGCAGAGCGAGCGCAGGTTCAGGCGTTGCGGGATGCGTGTTATGCCGCACTCCTACGTCTCCTGGGGGGATTCCGGGAGGCAGAGTTCAATGGTCGCCGGTACCGGGAACATGACATCGATCAGCTTCGGAAGCTTCTGGCTGATCTCGATGAGGAATTGGCTCGTGATACAGCCGGTGGAATGAGGGTCAGAACGGTGGTGCCGCGATGAGCAGAGTCACGATCAGACCCGCCCCCCAGACTCAGATCAAATCCACACTCTATGACAAGGTCGTCAGCTTCTTCTCTCCCACCGGGGGCGTGAAGCGGCTGGCTGCACGGATCCAAGAGGCGAACGCGATCCGGCTCGCCTCATCGATGGGTTACACCGCTGGATCTTCGGAGAAGAAGAGTCTTCAGGAGTGGCATCCTCTAGCGTCGGAGCCCAACGAGGACTTTCTGTATCAGGCAGAGACGATCCGTGGTCGCTCCCGGGACCTGACTCGAAACAGTGCCATCGCTGCGGGCGCATCGAATACCGCCACAACAAACGTGGTGGGAACCGGGATGCGTCTGCACTCCCGGATTGATTCAACATTCCTGGGAATCACCGAGGAAGCCGCGCAGGGCAAGCAGCGGGAGATGGAGCGAATCTGGAAATGGGTGAAGGATTCTCTCGATTTCGAGGGAGACGTTTCCATGATGGATCTCCAGCAGATGGCGTTTCGTGGCGTGTTCGAATCCGGCGATGTGCTGGTGGTACGTCGGCGTGATTCTCGTCCTGGCAATCTGGTCCCATTGAAGGTTCAGCTTGTCGAGGCAGACCGGATCAGCAATCCGAACAACACGATGGACACGGATCGGATCACGGGGGGAGTGGAGTGCGATGCGCGGGGCGTGACCAGAGCCTATCATGTTGCTGACCGTCATCCCGGTCAGATTCTTCTGGACAGGGCGGGGGACGCGAGATGGTACCGGATCGTGAAGACGGGCCGGAACGGTGTTCCCCTTTCCAGGCTTCTCTTCGACAAGAGGCGTCCTGGGCAGCGGAGGGGCGTCCCCGCGTTGGCTCCCGTGGTGGAGCCGTTGAAGCAGATTTCTCGCCTGACCGATTATGAACTCACCGCATCGGTCGTCTCGTCCCTCTTCACGGTCTTCGTGAAAACCGAGCAGCCCCAGACGGGTGGGCTCCCCTCCGCTCCTGAAGGCTCCGAAGAAATCCCCACAAAGACGGGTGACATCTTTCTCAATCCCGGAGGTGTGGTTGATCTACTCCCCGGGGAGGACATCACAACGGCTTCCCCCAACCGTCCGAACAACGCATACGATCCCTTCTTCCGTTCCATCGTCCAGCAGATCGGTATGGCATTGGAGATCCCCTACGAGATCCTTATGCACGTCTACGGACAGAGCTATTCGGCCTCCCGTGCCGCACTGCTCGATGCGTGGCGGTTCTTCCGGGGGCGTCGGACATGGCTCTCACAGAACTTCCTCCAGATGGTCTATGAGTGGGTGATGATCGATGCTGTGATCGCTGGGCTCATCGATCTCCCGGGTTTCCTTGTGGATGACATGAAGAAGATGGCGTGGCTGGGTTCGACATGGGTGGGCGATGCCCCCGGCGCGATCAACGAGAAAGATTCCGCCCAGGCTGCGGTCATTCGCGTGGACGGCGGTTTCACCACGCGATCGGAAGAAACCGCTGCGATGACGGGGCGCGATTGGGACAGCGAGGTCCAGCCGCAGCGTGAGGCAGAGAAGGCGCGGCTGGAAAACAGCGGGATGGCCTATGCAGCGAGTTCTGCTGCTCAGTCTGTCCCGGCCCAGGAGGGTGGGGAAGAAGACGCGGGGACCGAGTCCAATGAACAGGAGGATGCGGCATGAGTCTCGCACTTCGGTTCATCGAGTCCAGGCAATGGGCCATTCTCGATGACTACCTGCGGCTCATGGCTGCAATCGCTGACCGGGATCTCAATCACCGGGACGCGATCCTGCAAGCCATCGAAAAGCAATGGGGAAAACCGATCCCCAACACAGTAGAAGCCACTGTCAGGAACGGGGTCGCGATCATCCCTGTCGCCGGTCCCTTGTTCCGGTACGCCAACCTGTTCACCGCGATCTCCGGGGCGACCTCCTTCGAACGGTTGTCTACCGACATCGGAACGGTCATGGCGAACCCGGATGTCCGTCACGTCATCTACGACATCAACAGCCCCGGGGGTGAGGTGGATGGAGTGGCTGAGACAGCCGAACTCATTTACAGCTTCCGGGGCGTGAAGCCGCAAACGGCTTACGTGTCCCATCTCGGTACTTCGGCTGCGTACTGGCTGGCGGCTGCAACTGACAAGATCGTGGCATCCAAGACTTCGATGTTGGGGAGCATCGGAGCCGTCCTGAGTGTGGTGGATTACAGCAAGCAGGACGAAATGGAGGGCATCCAGAGAATGGAGTTTGTATCCTCCGTCTCCCCTGACAAACGTGTAGATCCCTTCTCCGAAGATGCTGACGAGGCGGCGAGAGCGAAGGCGAAGATCCAGGGGTTGGTGGACAGGATCGGGAACGTCTTCGTGGAGGTCGTCGCCAGCTACCGGGGGGTAGAGGAGAGTGCGATCACACGACACAAGGGCGGCATCCTGCTTGGATCGGACGCAGTATCGGGAGGTCTGGCAGATGGCGTTGGGACCCTTGAGGGTCTGATAGAGGCATATTCTGACGGGGCCGGTTCGGCTCCGACGAATCAACAGAGCCTTGCGGCTTCGTTAGGGCTCGATCACCAAATCAGGGAGACTCAAATCATGGCCGATGTTGTGGAAACCACGCTGGAAGCGGTCGAAATCGATCGCGCTTTCCTGGCATCGAACCATCCCGATCTTCTGGCTGAGATCCGGGAAGAGGCGGCTTCCGGGGAGAGGGAAAGGATTCTCAAGATCCACGCCCTCGACGCCGCAGGGTTCGAAAAGGTGAAGCTGGGGATGATGCAGGATCCGACCGGCACGGTCGGTCGGGCTGCGGAAGCGATTCTCGCAGCCAAGGGGGAGCAGGAGAAGCGGAAACTTCAAGCCACCGACGAGGCCCTGACAGCCGACGAGGAGGATTTGAAGGATGTCGCTTCAACCACCGTCACCTCCGATGAAGGGGTCACGGAGGAACAGGTCGCCGCGTCCGTCACCCGTCATTTCGCTTCGGCTGCTGTGGCCGGGTGATGACGTGGTGATCTGATCGCAATCCTTTTGGGAACTCTGTTCGGAGGAAATCACAATGGCTGAAGGAATGGACCCGTCTTTTGCTGCACAGGGGACCTACACTCCCGACAACCTGTTGGCGGGCGGTGAGCCCAGCGCACAGGCAGAGGAGATTACCCTGGTCAGCGGAGAAAACGTGGTGCGCGGCACGGTGCTGGGCATCATCACAGCGAGCGGCAAGGCGGCTGCTTCGCTTTCCGCTTCCACGGACGGCAGCGAGAATCCGCGCCTCATCGCCGCAGAGGACATGGACGCTTCGGGTGGGGACAAGGTGATGCACGCCTACACCCGGGGCCGGTTCAATCAGGATCAACTCACCATCGGCACGGGCCACACTGCCGCGTCGATCAAGCAAGGACTCTGGGACTACCAGATTTATCTGGTCGATCCAGTGACCGCGACCCCGGTTTGATCCGGGTAGCACTGCCAAGACACGCTAAGGCGATCATTCAACTGGAGGAACCACTGTGGCACTCGATATTTTCACAACCGGCGTGCTGGCCCGGGTCGTCGCGCAGCTGGAGATCGATCCGGCTGCGTTCTTCCTCAACTCGTTCTTCAGGACCGAACAGGTTGAGGAGTCGGAGGAGATTCACTTCGACGTGACGGACGAACAGCCCCGGATCAGCCCGTTCGTATCACCTCTCAAGGCTGGCAGGATTGTCGAGCATGAGGGGTACACCACCAACACCTTCAAGCCCGCGTACATCAAGGACAAGCGGCTCTGGGACCCAGACGCTCCGGTCAAGAGGCTCCCCGGCGAGCAGCCCTTGGGCTCCCTTTCGGCTGCGGAGCGGACACAGCGTCTTCTCGCTCAGGCGGTACAGAACCAGAACCGGATGCTCACGCGCCGGGAAGAGGTGATGGCTTCCGAAGTGCTTCGCACGGGCACGGTCACGATCTCCGGTGAGGGGTTCGATGATGTGGTCGTGGACTTCGGGCGAGCCGCAGCCCTGACTGTTGCCGACTTGACCGGCACGGACAAGTGGTCGGACACCACCGCCTCCGATCCGATTGGCGACATCGAGACATGGGCTGGTTTGATCCAGACCAACGGAGGCGGGGTGGCCCGCGATGTCATCATGGCCCCGGATGTCTGGGCTGTGTTCAGGCAGCATACGGCGGTCACTGCCCTGCTCGAAACCCGGAGGGGTTCCACCTCCCGGGCTGAGACGGGTCCGCTCGCGGCCAACCGCGTTCGGAATCCAGGCTCCATCGGGGACTTCAACATCTGGGTCTATTCCGATGTGTACATTGATGAGGACGGCACGGCTGGGAATATGATGCCCAGCGGCTCCGTCATCGTCATCAACGGCAACGATCTGGAGGGCGTGCGGCACTACGGCATGGTCAAGGACTACGCCGCGAGCCATCGCGCCAGCCGCCTCTTCCTGAAGTCCTGGGTCGAGGAAGATCCTTCGCGGCGTTTGCTGCTCATGCAGAGCGCACCGCTCGTCGTGCCTTACCGCCCGAACGCCAGCTTGTTCTGTGACGTTCTGAATGGGTAAGCGGTAGCGTCAGCCGGTTGATCCTAGCCAACCCGCTGACCGGCTGCGGCTGGGAGTTCCCCGGATGGGGGCTCTCAGCCCAGCCATATCGCAAGAGAGGAGAGGCACGATGAAGGCCAAAGCGTTACAAACGATCAAGCGGGGAAGCCGATGGCACATCCCCGGCACGCCGTCCGAAATCCTCGACGTGAGCCAGAAGGATCTGGAGAAGATCGGACACGCGGTCGAAATCATGGAACCGGCAGAACTGACGGAGGTGAAGCTGCCGGATGATTTTCCGTACCGCTCGATCCTTGAGGCGGCTGGGTTTGCTACCGTGGAATCACTCCTAAAAGTGGACGACCTGACATCGCTGAAGGGGATCGGGCCGAAAAGTGCAGCCGCCATCGAAGCGGCTCTGGGAGGGAGTGACTAAGCCCGATGGCGTCCAAACTCTTCCTGCCAGGGAACGAGGACAATTACACATCCTCGCCTGATAGCCCTGCGTTCGACATCATCAATCTCGATGTGAGAATTGCATTGGCTATGGCGGATTGGACGCCGACAAAACACGCTGTCCTTGTGAGTAAGTACGAGGATGGCGTTGGCGGATTCGGGCTTAGGATCCAGAGCGGCAGTGGAGGCTTCCCCGCCATATTCTGGCATACCGGCTCCAGTTCGGGGTCGATGATCTCCACTGCGAAACCGACGATCGCAGACGGCGGGTTCCTGATCCTTCGCGGCACCCTGCGAGTGGACAATGGATCTGGCCAACGGGAAGCCAAGTTCTACTACAAGAACGTCTCCCGGTCTGTTGCCGTGGAGGAGGCCGAGAGCGACGACGATTGGGTACAACTGGGCTCTACGGTGGTGGTGGGCTCGACCACGGTGATCGCAGACACCACGGCGGACATACTGATTGGTCGCTCAGAGTTTGGTGATACCATCCTCTTTCAAAGCCCGGAGGCAGACATCCTCTGTGTGGTCCTGAAGAACGGGATCGATGGCAGCATCGTCTACGAACCCGACTTCACGATCCAGCCATTCGCAGTCACCGAGTTTGAGGAGTCGAGTTCCTATGGGGCCACGGTCACTATTCATCAGAGCGGATCTCCCTATGCGGAGATCGTGAAGGATACCGATGTCTCCGGTCCCGTGACCGAGGCTGTCATCCCTTCTCCTCTAGACTATGGCGAGTTCTTCCCGGACACGCACCTCCAGGCGATCATCCAAGCCACGGATGGGAAGCTGGTGACATACCGGGGCCAGGAGGCCTACTTCCATGTCGAAGATCCGACCTACGACGACATCATGGGCAACTTTGGCTCCGTGCAGGGGCTCGCGAAAATCCTGATCGGTGACGCCACGGTGTTTCCCGATCTGGAAGAGAACACCTTGATAAAGATCGAAGGCGAATCTTGGGTCGTCGCTGAGTGGAAAACCCCTCTTGATGGCGGCGTAGCCTATATCGCCCTGAAACGGAACCTGAGACCCTGATGGCTGATTCGGTTGCACTCCAGATCCAAAAAGCCGTTGTCACAAGGCTGGAGGAAGCCAGTGTATCGATCGATGGGGATACGTTCACCCCGCCATCCAACCTGACTGTCCAGCGGGAACGTATCGGGCCGATCATGCCCAAGCACGTCCAAGAGGGGCCGCTGGTGGTCGTCCACATGGGAGGGCAGAAGCCGACAGAACGCTCCCATTACAAGAGTACAGCCCTGAAACGGGTCCTGAACCTGACCATTGCCATCGCCGCAAACGCGGACGAGCTATTGTCATCGGACGCTGTGGACGAAGGAACGAATTGGGTGATCCAGGCGTTGCAGAGCGAACCGACCCTGGGCGGTCTCGCGCATTGGATCAGCGAGGAGGGGCAGGAGGATTTCGTCACGATGTATGACGATTCGTCGGCGGTGGTGTCCATGCGGGAGATCGCGATCCAGATCCACTTCCACACGCGCACAGATAACCCCGAAGTGAGGAGCTAGGCATGAATCTGGTCAAAATGGAGATCACGGAGAAGGGGGCTGGTCACACCCACAAAGGCAAGGTTGTCGAGGCGGGTGATGTGATCGAAGTCACCCCGGCTCGTTCTGCATGGCTTCTCGACATCGGAGTGGCGCGGCCCGTGCGATCACCACGGAAGAAGAGTACGGCGTCCGAACCGCAGGAGGAGACGCCCCAAGAGGAACCCACGGAGGGCGCGGAAGAGACGCCCGAACTTCATAGTCCCTGAGACGAGGAATTGATCGATGTCACCACTTGCACCGGACAACACCAACCTACTTCTGGGGGCGGGCCAGGTCTTTTTTGATCGAAGCGACGTGGATCAAGGGCTCGTCCATTTGGGGAACTGCACACAGTTCCAAGTCTCCTTCGAAGACGAGACGAGGGAGGTCATCAACCGCATGACAGCGTCCTTGGGCACGTACCGGAAGGTCACGTCCAAGCGGACCTGTCGTGTCAACATCGTCGGGCAGGAGTTCAACCCCCAGAACGCCGCTCTCGTCACGATGGGGTCCTTGGCCGCTCTCGCACAGACTTCTTCGTCAGTGACGGGCGAGGTGCTGGCGACCGCTGCTCAGATGATCGAGGGTGCGTACTACCAGACTGCGTTCCGGCAGATCAGCAGTGTGGTACTCACTCAGGGCACGACCACCTTGGTCGAGGGCACGGACTACAACATCACCGATGCCACCTTGGGGCTCATTGAGATCATCGAGGGTGGGGCCAACCTCACTGCCGCAACCCAGATCGATGCCGATTACTCCTACGCCGCCGACAGCAGTATGTCTATCCGTGGCGGCGACACGGGGAACATCTTCGGCAGACTCGTCTTCATCGGGGATCCGGCAGCGGGTCCAGCGATGGACGTAGAGGTCCACAATGTTTCTATCGAGCCGGAAGGCGGGCTGGACTTCATTGGCGATGATTTTCTGGAATGGACCCTCAACTGCGAGGCTCTGGACGATTCCGCGAATCATCCCAACGATCCGTTCTTTCTGGCTGTGGATCGCGACGACTATCGGTGATAATCTGCTGATGGTCGCTTGAGGGTGACGTTTGCCGGTGCCCCGGTGCGGACCCTCCGTGCCGGGGCATCGTTCATCAGGAGAGGAAATGGACGCGAAGAAAGAGGTCACGCTAGGAGGAAGGGTGTTCGTCCCGACCCAGGAGGACGACATGACTTTCGATCAGTTCGCGTGGATTCAGACGGCATCAGAGAAGGCGGGGCTTGGATCCGAGCTTATGAGCGCGGTGGAACCAATGCTCAAGAGAGTTCTGGAAACCGAGCAAGTCCTGTCGGATGATGAGGTGGAAAGCCTCACCACGAGGATCGTATCCCGGTGCTACCAGCAGAGGGCACATCTCGATGTGCTGGCGGGCTTGCTGGTGGAAAAGGGGAAGACATGGTCCCCGAGCTACGCCGAGGATTTGAAACAGTTCTTCGGCGGTCTGAAGGGCAAGGAAGACATCGGAAAGGCGAACGCTGTCCTTGCCGAAGCGATTCTCAGTTTTTTTTGGAGCGGGCTCGCATCTACGAAGACTTTCCAGAACTCTTCGAAGACACCGGATCTCGTCGTCCGTCTTCAGGAGGAAATGGAGCGCGAGCCCGATCTGGCAGACGACTTGGCGACTTTCGGGTCGTGATACAGGAGCTTGCGGGCTGGGACCCCCTCAAGTACGACGAAGTGGCTGGAACACGGATGCGGGATGGATTAGAGGCGTTCGTCCAGAAGGCGAGGGACCGTGCCATCGAGCAGTTCAGGCATGAGCAGAGTCTTCATGTGGCGGGAGGGCTGAAGAAACCTCCGAAACTCCCGTCGATTCTGAGGAGAGGGAACCCAGAATGAGTCCTACTGGCGGGGAAGTACGGTTCGGGGTCGTTTTCACCGAAAAGAACCTCAACGCCCTGTTGGGCTCCATCAGGAAGGTCAAAACTGCCGTCCGGGGCTCTGCCGATGAGGTAAAAAGGACCACCCGGAACACCCATGAGCTTGGCCGGTCCTTCCGCAACATCGCCCTCCGTACCATTGCCTATCTTGGGGTCGTCCGTGGATTCAGCGCGATCACGGGCGCGTTCAAGAACGCCACCGCTGCGGGGCTGGAATACAATGAAGTAATCGAGCAATCCCGGCTCGCCATCGCTTCCCTCATCACTGCCCAGGCCGACCTCTATGACGAGACGGGCAGACAGCTTCAGGGCGTCGAGGCCCTAGATGCTGCTTATACGGCAGCCACCGATCAGGTCAGGAAGCTCAGGATCGCGGGCATCCAGACGGCGGCAACGACGAAGGAATTGGTGGATGCCTTCCAACAGGCTGTCGGTGCAGGGCTCGCGACCGGACTCACGCTTGATGAGATCCGAACCGTCACCATCCGTATCGCCCAGGCTGCGGGAGCCCTGGGGGTCCCATATCGGCAACTCAACGAGGAAATCCGGTCTATCCTGGGCGGGATCATCGATCAGAACACCCGGATCGCGAAGGCTCTGGGTCTGACGAACGAGCAGATTCGGCTCGCCAAGGAACAGGGGCGGTTGGCCGAGTTTCTGTTGGAATCGTTTGAAGCGTTCGGCATCGCAGGAGAACGTATTGTCGAGACGTGGGCAGCACTGAAATCGAACGTGAAGGAGACGTTCGAACTGTTCGCTGGCGAGGTGACGTTCCCCATGTTCGAAGCCGTCAGGCAGCGGGGGTTGGGCGCGGTCCAGAGGATCTTCGACTTCGATACGGCTGAGATCAGTAAGGAGTTCTCAACGCTGGTCAAGACGATCTCAAACGTCTTTGCAGGAGTGGGGGATCAGGTCGCAGGGGCGTTCGAAGGTGCGCTGAATACAGCCATAAACCTAAATTCCTGGCTAGAGCGGAACCAAGAACAGATCAACGCAATGATCTTCGCTGTCGGTGAACTCACCCGGGGGTTCGGTGAGATGATTACCGGCGTGACAAAGATCGGGCTGGGAATCACGAAATGGGGTGTAGAGGGGGACCATGTCCAGAACGTGATCGAGTCGATTGCCGACACGATGAAGACCATCGGTCGCCAGCCGATACTGGCCGCTGGGCTTTTTGGGCTGGGTGGAATCGGAACATTCGCCATCATCAATGCGGTGCTGGGTCCCGTTGCCGTGACCATCGCAGGGGTAACGGCGGCACTAACGGTTCTCGTCACGACCCTCGACCACTTCATTGATACCGAGGCCGAGGCTGTTCAGGCCATGACGAGGGCGAACGAGGAGCAGACGAACGCGATCGTCGGTCTCGATCGTCAGGCGGGTCAGGCCCAGCAACTTGCAAGGGAGTATTCCACACTTGCCAATGCCCTGGAGAATAATGAGGTCCAGACGGAGAAGGTGGCCGCAGCGCATGAACGTATGGAAGACATCATTACGCAACTCAACGCACTCCATCCAGACTATGCGCGTGCTGTCCAAGATGCTACGGGCGACGAGGAAGCCTATGAGGCGGCGATCAACCGTGTGATCGATGCCCAGATCGCGCAGGTTCAGGCTAAACTCGACGCCAGCCGGAGACTCCAGGCCCAGCAGACGTTCGAACTTGAACAGTTGAAGGAATATGGCCGCGTGGCGGAAGAAAGCACCGTGGCTCCGCTTGCCTCAGTGCAGAGATGGTTGCGGGGGATCCGCGACGACAACACCATTGCCGAACTGACCAATCAGCTTTCCGAACTCGCTGAGAACATCAAAAGGGAGGAAGCGGAACTGGAGGCATTGCGGGCGCGGCGGCTTGGGAAGAAGTACCGCATCGAGGGGAGGGGAGGGACCGAAGAAGATGCCGAGGCGCGGGCGGCTGACATCGAGACGCAGATCGCCAGAATCCAGAACCGGCTTCAGGTCCGGGAAGCCGAACTCAAGGACCAGTTCGAACGCAACATCATCAGCTATCTCGATTACTATGACCTTCTGAATCAGGCGCAACAGGAAGCGATCACCTTGCAGATCGCTCTCAGGCAACAGCTTCAGGCGGTGTATGCGGACGACCCGAAGAAGGCTGGCCGGGAAGACATCCAAATCCTCCAACTTCAGACTCAGGCCCAGATCAAGCTCATCCAGAACGAACTCGCCCGCAGGAACGAGCAGATCAAATTCGCGGCTGAAGCCGGGAAGATCGAGGTTGGCACCCTCAAGGCGATTGGCGATGCGGCGGAAGCAACACGGCGACGGCTGGCGGAGCAGTACCGCGAATATCGATTGGAACTGGAAGCGATGGCGCGGTACACGGATGAGGCGGTTGCCCGAGATGCCAAAGATTGGTTGTCCCAACTGGATGCCTATATCGGCTTTGAAGTGGCGCGAGAAAGCCTGGGGATGTACGAGGAGCAGCTTCAGCGGGCTCAGGCGGCAACACGGAACGCGATCAGCGAAATCGAGCAGCTTCGTGAGGTCGGCGCGGTTTCTCAGGAGGAAGCCCAGGAGATGATGGTTTCTCAGTACGAGAAGCTTCTGGGCATCATGCGACAACTGCTTCCTCTGATACGAGAACAGGCGGAACTGCTTGGTGATCCAGACGCCATTGCGAATGTTGATGCGATGGAATCTGAGATGCGGAAGCTGGAGAATACGGTAAAACGGCTCCGGGATCATTGGTTTGATTTCCGTCAGGCGGCGGGGCAAGCTGCCGCGTCCGAACTCGCGAATTACCTGACCCGTGCTGTAACGGAAGCGGATAGCCTTGGGGACGCCTTCACGAACCTTGTCGGCTCTCTGGAAAGCATCAGGAACCTCTTGGGCCAAATCGCCCAGCAGATGGTCGAACTTGCCGCTCGCGCCATCGCGCTCAAAATCCTCCAATCGATCCCGGGATTTCAAACCATTGGTGCGGCAGCGAGAGGCGGTTACGTCGCACCGCGTTCCATCGCTGGTCCGTTCATCCGTCGTGCTGGCGGCGGGACCGTCATCGGCCCGGGTACCTCAACGTCTGACAGCATCTTGGCACGTCTTTCTGCCGGGGAGTTCGTGGTCAGGGCGGCATCGGTCAGGAAGTATGGTACTGATTTCTTCCACCGGCTGAACGCTGGAGCTATGCCGAGGGAGATCGCGAATCTGAAGCAGTACGCCAGTGGCGGGATCGTCGGCGGGAGCAGACCAGTACAGACGACAAAGAATTTTCGAGGCGAGTTGACGATCGGCCTCGCGGACGGGCTGGTTGTGGATCAAATGAACACACCGGAGGGGGAGATGCTGGTGATGAAGGTCATCCAGAAGAACCGGCGCACCATGCTGAAATCCTTGGGGGTATGATGGGCGTCATCTTCTATGAAGGCTTCGGCCAATGTGCAACCGGCGATCAGGTCCGGGGAGTCCACAAGGGGCTAGCCCTCAACTGGAACTACTACACCGAAGGGGCCAGCAACGAGATCGCTATTGCCGCCCTGGAAGACGGTGACATGGGCGTGAAGAAGTCCATCGAGTTCCCGGACACCGGCCATGATTACCGGCTCATGGGTTCGTTGGGCGGCGACTATTCGACGCTCACGATCGGCGTCCGGGTATATCGCTATGACGCGAACGTCTGCGGTATCTTCCAAATCAGTGCTGGACCGACTGCGGTAGGGTTCATCGGCATCCACTCAGACGGGACCCTCCGGTACACGAAGGATGCGGCTGGACTCTTGAATGACGGCACCGAGTCCTGGGGTACGACGGGAACTGTGACGCAAAGCATCTGGACCTACTGCGAGGTCAAGATTGTCCTAAGCAACACCGTTGGTGAGGTCTACTTCTATCTGGATGGCACGCTGGACAGTTCGCAGACCGGCATCGATACGGTGGGTCCAGCCGGAACGGAGTATGCCAACGGGATCGAGATGTCATATTCAGCGACCTCATCCGGTTCGGTAGGCAACTGGTTGTTCACTGACATCTACGTTTCTGACGGCGATGTGTTGGGGAAGGTAGAATGCTACTATCAGCCAGCGGACACAGCCGGTTCAGCCGCCAATTTCACGCCGCTCAGTGGCTCTAACCACGAGAACGTGGACGAGACGACTGACCCGGATGGCGATACGACCTACAACTACTCTACCTCCACGGGGACGAAGGATCAGATCGCCCACGATGTAACCCACACCTTCGGCCCGACAGCGATCCAGCCGGTTGCTTGGGCGAAGGCGGTCGATGACGAGGGGGCGGCGAAGGTCAAGCTAGGGGTCCTGAGTGATACCACGGAGGATCTTGGCACTGCCCAATACGTGGGTTCTGAATACACGCCCCTCAAGGGTGATATTTACGAGACGGATCCGGCTACCAGTTCTGCCTGGACGGCGTCCGGGGCCGATGACGCGGAGACAGTGATCCAACACGCAACATAGGGGGACGGAAGATGAGTTTGCGCTTTTTGGAGGGATTCGGTGGATACGCCACGGGGGCTCAGGCATATGGTAGCGAGGCCCCAATGCTGCTCCAGTGGTCAAGTTGGAACAGCACACCCTCACTGACCTCCCTCTCGTCCGGGTCCCAAGGCAACCGGAAATATCTGACCTGTTCGGGTGCTGACCCCGATATGCATATGAAGCTGGGCGGGATGGACTCGACCACGGTGGTCATCGGTTGCCGAATCTGGATGAATGGCAACATGACGACCCACCACCACCTCTTCCGTTTCGAGGATGGCGGATCACATCTGGCCTCGCTCAACCTGCTTCTCGACGGACGCCTTCAGGTCAGCACTTCATCGAACCAAGGGATTCTGGCGAGCTATCCGACATCGGAGAAGGCGATCAGTGGCTACACCTGGGCCTATGTCGAGGCGAAGATTTACTTTCACGCTTCTGCGGGCACCGTCGATTTCTGGATCAACGGCACTTCGGTCGGGAGCTTCACGAGCCTAGACACGATCTATGCCGGTACCTCCTGCGATGCGATCAGGATGGGGAACCTGGGGGACACCTACTGGAACGACGAAATCAGGATCACTGACATCTATGTAGATGACTCGACCCAGCGCGGGCCGATGGACATCTGGTATCAGGCTGCGGATACGGCGGGGTCGGCGGCAAACTTCACGCCGTCCGCTGGATCGAACTACCAGAATGTGGACGACATCGGCCATGACGGCGATACCACCTACAACTCCAGCACCGCCACCTCTACGCTGGATCAGATCGCGCATGGAGATACGCTGGCGGTCGCGCCCCTTGCCCTCCAGCCAATGGTCATCGCGAGATACGTCCCAACCGGGAGTGCGAATATCAAGGTCGGTCTGTTGTCCAGCACCACCCACAATCAGGCTTCGGCAGAGGGGTTGAGTGATACCTACGACGGATACCGTGGCTCGATCTATGTGAACGATCCGGCGACAGCTTCACCCTGGGCGAGTGCTGCGGCTGCGGACGCTGCTGAAACCACCTACGAACACGCTGCCTGATGACAGACATCAGAGTAACCCAAGCGGGGCGTCAGGCCCCGACCCAGGAGGACGCCGACGTTCGCGTCACCCAAGCGGGGCGTCAGGCCGTTACCCAGGAGGGGGCTGACGTTCGGGTTACTCAGGCAGGGCGGCAAGCGGCGGGGCAGTTCGCGGAAAACGACCTTCGCGTCACGATGCTGGGCCGGGTAGTCCTCATCACGGAGCCGTCGCCCACCGCACCCAACCTCATCGTCCCTTACGATGACCAGATCGTCAGCGAAACGCTCTACGTCACATATGACGAATCCACCGACCCGCTGGAAGGGACGATCTGGTATACGGCGCGGCTGAAGCTCACGACCGACACCGCCTGGACGGCCATCTTCACGGATGCCCTCTACAACAGTGTCTACGACTACGATGTCAGTGGGCTCACGGATGGCGATTACGACTTCGAAATCTGGGCGGAGACGGTGGGATACTCCTCCCAGGTCGTTGCTGTCGAGTTCACGATCCACAATGGGCGTCCGACCGCCCCGACGATCACCGCACCATACGACGGTCAGGAATGGGACAAATCGAGCCATGATCTGACCTGGGAGCCGTCCGTTGACCCGGATGATGATCCCCTCACATACAACGCTCAATATCGGGCGGTGGGTGCCGGTTCATGGACCCCATTGTTCACGGATGACACGAGCCCTTATGCCTGGGATCTCTCCGGGTTCGCTGAAGATGATTACGAGGTCGAGGTCTGGTCGAATGATGGGGAGGGCGACTCGCTCCATGACCATGCTTACTTCACGGTCCAAGATGCCGATCAGCCTTACCGACCCCGGATCTCCGTGACGGCACTCACTCAGAACTCCGTGACCGTCACGTTGGACACCTACGAGCATCCAACCCCCCGAGATTGGCAAGCGACAAAGTACGAGATGATCCCGCTGGGAGGCATCTGGACGAATCCCATCGAGAGCTATACCACGACCGATCCCGCCGAGCAGTACACCTATACCTTCAACAACCTTGAAGCCGGTTTCTTCTTCATGGTGCGGGCTGCGTTCCAAGACAACAACAATAGCTGGAGCGAATATTCCCTCATCATCGGCGGGATGACATCAGCGGAGGATCAGCGTCTTGAGAGGCGTTGGGCTGATTCAAAGTTTGGCGGTTATCTGGGTTGGGCGGAAGGCACCTCTCGGGCGGGGCTTAACGGGGCGCAACTGCCATCAGCCATCGTTGACCCCGAGGCCGATGGCATGGGCTCGTTCATTATGACCGGCTCCGTCCAGGGGTATGGGTGCTACTGCGGCTGGCCTGGGCGGGACAGCGAGATGATGACGGGCGGATTGGGGGTTTTCCAGGGATATGCGGAAACGGGCGATCAAAAGGGTGTTGGTTTGGGGCTGAGTTTCGGGAATACTGACGGTATTTCGGGTGGGCATTACGCCCGTTTGATGTTGAGGGCAACCTTTGAAGATTGTGTTTACTACACCAGCAGGGTCGTTTATGGCCCAGAGGAAATCGCATACATCGGCTCCAGAGTGGAGGTTCCAATCTATGGTCAGCCCATTGGGGACCCCTCGTGGTATGTGACCCTGGGCATGATGCACTGGTACTCCCTATTGCTCTGGGTCCAGAGGAATGTGGCGACCAACACAACCCGCGTCCGTGGCAAAATCACATTGTCTCCACTTTTCTATTCTGTCCTTGAAGGCAGTATGGATTTCGCCCTAACCAGCAAGCCAGAGGATGAGTGGGACATCGATGAAACCTTCGACTGCCTGACCGACTGCGGCAAGCCCGGGTGGTGGCATGAGCAGCTTGCACAGGGACAAATCAGTTCCGGGTTCGTCTTCTTCGGACTCAATTATCAGGCACTCAGGGATGAGGGGATTGAAGACCTCTACAACTATGCGCCAGCCGATCCGTATGCACCTCCCGCTGATGGTCCTTGCACGCCGATAACCGAAGATGCACTCTCCACTCCGGTCTTCTTCCCGGCCCCTCCAAACGGCGATGTGGAAGAGGAATGGGTCCATCCATCGGACCTGATCCGAGCGCGGGACGATACCGAGCAACGCATCTCCCTGCGTGAGATCCCATACGAACGGATCAGCTTCAACGTCACCTTGCCCACATCGCGGGAAGTCGGACATCTCCATGCACTGATCTGGGAGGAGCAGCCGAGCCGATGGGGCGTTCCGCTCTGGATGGATGCGGCGAGGCTCGATGTGGATCTCACCAGCGGAGCAAGCTCGATCCCGGCATCTTCGGTGGACACCGATGGACGCCGTTTCGATGAGGCGACCTATGTGGCGATCTGGAAGGATCAGTTCACATGGGACTTCCTCCCCTGCACCTACAATGCGGACGGCTCGATTTCACTCACCGGAAGCACGTCCAGAACCTATTATGCTTACGGGACTTACGTGATTCCGTGCCGCATCGGACGCATGGGTCCGACTGCGGAGTTCCCTAGATCATCCCCGGAGATTGGTGATTTGGAAGTCACCTTCGTTCTGGAGGCGGTAGATGGCTGACAAGAAATTCAGTGAGCTTCCGGCAGTAACGACCCCGGCTGGAACTGACCAGTTCGCGGTCAACCAAAGCGGAACCTCGAAACGGATGACCTTGACCCAGCTTCTCGCTGGTGGGATCGCTGGTGCGTTTTCGACCGGAGCCTTCACTGACGATGTGGAGATGGGGGGCGATGCCAAGGCTGCGGCGGTCTCACTGGACCTGAACACGGTGGCAGGGTACCTCCGCTCGATCGGCTTCCAGACGGCAGGGGTAGATCGGTGGTTTATGCGTGCCGAGGCCACGGCGGAAGGCGGCTCTGATGCGGGCTCAGATTTCGAATTGGTCGCAGTGGATGATTCTGGTGTGGAGATCGGTGATGCGCTGAAAATCACCCGGGCCGACATGGCTGCGGTATTCGGCGGATCACTCAGGAGTACGTTGCTGGGCATCGGGGCCGCGCCGTCTGCATCGAAGGGGGTTTATGTTGCACCCACAGCCCTGACGGGCACAAGCCAGATCGGCGCGGATCTCGCTCCAGTTGTCTCCTCCGCTGCTACCGTTGCTGGGTACGCCATTCGGGCGCAGATCGCCACGGCGGTCGCATCGTTCACCTGTGCGGAAGCGGCTGGGGTCGTCGTACAGGATGCGTCGAAGGGGTCTGGCTCCACGATCACCGAACTGATTGGGCTTCTGATTGAGGCCCAAACCCAGGGCGGTACGAACTACGCCATCAAGACGGAGGGGACAGCCAAGGTTCTCTTTGGCGGCGAGCTTGAAGTGGATGGCGACCTGAACCATGACGGCACGAACTACGGGTTCTGTGGTGCCACCCCCTCCGCTCCCCAGACCGGATATACCACTTTCACGAATCTTTCGACCGACCGGACGTGCGATGCCGATTCCAGTTCCGTGGATGAGCTTGCCGACATCCTGGGCACGCTCATCGTAGACCTCAAGACCAAGGGCATCATTTCAGCCTAGCTGGGAGACACGGTGATTTTCGATTCTGAAGCGCAGAAGCAACGGATCATAGACATGATCGGGGAGGTGCCGGTAACGACCGACGTATCTGGCCTGTTGAGGGGACCGTCACCTGAAGTAATGCGACTGATGCAGTCGTTGGTGTCCGGTCATGTGATGAGCATCGAGGATCAGACAGCAATGTTGATCCGATTGGATGAGATGAAGCGTGGCAATCTACCTGACGACTGAGGCCGGGGATCAACTCGTCACCGAAGACGGGGACCCCTTAATCGAGGAGAGGCATTACGAACCCTATGAGGGTTACAACCTCTTCGAAGTGAAGCCGAATTGGGCTGATGAGCCCACGGAACGTCTGAGCCGAAACATGACGATTCTTGAGAACGTCACGGGGCTCCCGCTCGTCCGCTCGCACACGGCTGGGCCGATCGGTTCGATGGACGTGATGTTCACGCTTGAGGGGCGCGACGAGATCAAAGAGTTCCGGTCTTGGCTGCGGGCGATGAAGGGTAGGCAGGTTCCGGTTTGGGTGCCGACATGGAACATGGACCTGAAGCCGACTGCGGACCTGAGTGGGTCATCGATCACCATCGAATCGATCGGGTACGAAGACAACCTCTATCCCCACAACGCCAGGAAGCATTTGGCGATCATTGCCTATGACGGAACGATCTACCCCAAGGGCGTGACAGGAGCTTCCGATAACGGTACCACGGAAACCTTGACGCTGGGGTCCTCCCTGGGCACCACGTTGACGAAGGAACACACCATCATCTCGTTCCTTGTCCTGGCTCGCCTGATGCGGGACGAGGTGAAGGTCGTCTACATCACGAAGGATCTCGCGGAGGTCCAGATTGGATTTGTCGAGGTTCCACGGGAGGCACCGGCCCCATGACGTACCAAGCCATTGAGACGGGTGCGCTGGGGACGCCGATCGAACTGTTTGCGTTCACCAGGGGCGTATCCTGCTGGCTCTACACTTCAGCGGACGCGGCCCAGCAGTTTCAATCGAAGACCTTCCAGCCGGTCACGATCTCCCGGGGCGCGTTCGAACGGAACGACGAAGCTGGGTCCAGCACCGTTCATGTGCGGATCGATCGGACACTGAAGGTTGCGTCACAGTTTCTCGATGGCTCGACCCCGGAGCCGGTCAACATCACGATCTACCGAAAGCATCGGACGGATGCGGATTATATCGTTCTGTTCCGTGGGGTCGTCGCGAACGCGGAACTCGTTGGCGAAGAAGTGGCGTTGGCGTGCGTCAGCCCACTCAGCGCGGACGAGAAGTCCATCCCGCGCCACATCATTATGAGAACGTGTCCTCACGTCCTTTATGGCCCCAGGTGCCGTCTGCACCCAACGGACTACGTCTCGACGGGGACGGTCAATGAAATCATCGACACGCTGGTCAAGGTGGCGAGCCTGACGGGATCCCCGCATGGGAACGACTACTACAATGCCGGGATTCTGATGAACACTGACACGGGCCAGCGTGCGTTCGTGCAGGACTATTGGGAGAGTGCCGGACTCTACTATTTCGTTTTGCTTCAGCCGCCAGTGAATTGGTCGGTGAGCGATGCCGTCTCTGCCTATGCTGGATGTGATCGGAAGCACACGACCTGTCGTGACAAGTTCGATAACATCCAGAACTTTGGTGGATTCCCGCTCCATCCAGAGAGAAACCCCATCTTGGACTTGGAAGGTAGCTGATGGGATTCCTTTCACTCCTGGCGATCTATGTAGCGTTCGCGATCATTTCGGTTTTGCTGATGCCGAAACCGAAGGTCAAAACGAGCCCCGGTGACTTTCGGCCACCCGAGCCCCGGGAGGGTGAGCCTATCCCCGTAGCCTTTGGCACGGTCCTCATTTCACCGGCAGTCACATGGTTCGGGGATGTTCAGGCGAAGAAGGTGAAGAAGACCGTGTCCACGATGGCGGGACTCATCAAGGACGAGGTCCCGCTGGGTTACGAGTACTATGCAGGAATCATGTTCGTGATCTGCCACGGTCCCATAGATGCGGTCTTAGACATCCATATCGGAGAGAAACGTGTTGTCAGGACTGCAAAATACATCGGTACCGGCGCGGCCCCTCCAGCGGGCGGTTATCCGTCTCCCTCTAATCCAACCCTGCCAGAATACTACCCAGAGAGTGGCTACCCGACCCGGGTAGGCATCAACCTTCCGAAACTGTTTGGAGGCAAGGAAGAGGGAGGCGGAATCGTCGGTGAGATGGACATTTGTTGGGGCTCGACCGTCCAGCCGCCGAATGACTATCTCGCGACATGGTGGGGCGTGGACATCGTCCCGAACTACCGTGAAATCTGCTACGTGGTCCTCCGCAGGATGAATCTAGGCAAAAGCCCATCGGTCCAGCCTTGGCGGTTTGCCATCAAGAGAATCCCTGACGTGCTGGGCCAACCGGATTATGCCACGATCACCGATGATGACTCCAACGAGACGGCCAATGCAGCGGAGGTGCTTTACGAGATCCTGACGGACGATGTGTGGGGATTGGGCAAGCCTCCGGGAACCATCAATAAGGCAGCGTTCGTGGAGGTCGGTCAAACCCTTTATGACGAGGGGTTGGGGTTCAACGGGACCATGATGGCGAAGGGTGAGGCGTGGCAGACGATCTCAGACATCCTTCGCCATATCGATGGGGTAATGTATCAGGACCCGCTGACAGGCCTCATCACCCTCAAGCTGATTCGCAACGATTACACGGTAGGCAATCTGGTGGACTTGGACGAGACGAACAGTGTCATCGAACAGTTCACGCGGGGGTCATGGGGAGAGTCGGTCAACGAATCCCAGGTCAAGTACACGGACATTGCTCGCCGGTTCAGTGATGGTGTCGCCCAGGCTCAGAACCTTGCTGCGATCCAGGCGATGGATGGCGAGGTGATTTCGAATACCTACGAGTTGAAGGGGCTTTCCACCCATGAACTCGCCCAGGCTGCGGCTGAACGGATCAACCGGACCACTTCGGTTCCCCTGAACCGATTCCGTCTGCGGACCAATCGGATCGCTTATGCTTTCCATCCCGGAAAGCCATTCAAGCTCTCATCCACCGAGTACGGCATCACCGATATGGTCTGCCGCGTGGTGAGTGTGAACTACGGGAGCTTGGTCGCCGGGGAGATGGAGATCAACGCGGTTCAGGACGTATGGGATCTCTCTGGATTGGTCTATGCGTCCCCCGATGATTTGGAGGATCTGGAGCCGTGTGGACCCCTCCCGCTGATCCTTCCTGGTTATGACTCCAGTGATGAGCCACGGGTCTACTATTCGGAAGGGCTGACCAAGATGTTTGAGGTGCCCTATTGGCACGTCAGCCAAGCGAGGCGGGTGTGGGTCTGTCAGTCCAAGGCAAAAGAAGATGATGCCTATTGGGAGGCGTGGGTTTCCATCCAGGCGGTTGCCAGGACCCAACTAAGTGAACCCGTAGATTTCGTGCCGACCGGCACCCTTGATGAGGAAATGACGAAGGGCGATCCCTGGGGCCAGAACATCGAGTTCACTGTCCATGACGCAGGGGATCTCGATTCACTGACCGATACCGATCATCCGGGGATGCTCGACGGCGAACGGATGTTGATGATCGATGATGAGATTTTTGCCTGGACGACGATCATCGATCTGGGCGCGGGCCAGTACCGCATCGGCGGCGTCATGCGAGCCGTGGCGGATACGGTCCCAGCCAATCACCTTCCCGGGGCTCCGGTGTTTTTCTACTACAACGCAGCAGGGGGAGAATCAGCCAAGGATCTCACCGCTCCCGACGATCTTGACGAAGGCGACTCCGTCTATGTGTGGCCGGTCATCGTAGACGCGGAGGGCGCAGCCCTCCCACCGGAACAGGTTACGCCTGTGTTCCATGTCGTAGGTGAAAGAGCTTACGCCCCCGCCCCCCCAGGGGATGTGAGGCTCGATGGCTACGGATACGATGAATGGCCCTCTTCGACTACCGGCGATGTTACGCTGACCTGGGCACATCGTTCGAACACGGAGCCCGGGTACCTCGTTGTTCAAGAGAACAGTCAGAATTATACGCTGATTGGGACACTGAAGATCGAGGTTTTGCTGGACGGAGAGTCAGTACGGGAATGGACGGGCCTGACGGGCAACTCGCAGATTTATACCTACGCCCAAAGGACTAGCGACGATGCTGATCTCACGAAGAGGGTCGAGTTTCGCATTACTCCCATTGGGGCTTCGTCGGAGGAAGGCACGGTACGGGTCACTCCTCCTTTCACGATGGAGAGCAGTTAAGGCAATGGCCGAACAAACAGCCTCAAACGGTGTGAAGTTCCTCTGGTGGGTTCTTGGGATCATCGGCACCTTGCTTGTCGCGGGGGTGATTGGTAGCGTCGGCACCTATGCCGCCGTCCGGTCGCTCGATACGAATGTCACCCTTTTCCGTGCGGAGGTACGCCGGGAGTTCAATGCCCAGCAACAGGACATCAGCGGTGTCGAGAGGAAGCTGGACGAACACATTCGGGAATCCATGAGGGGGGGTGACGGTTGAGGAACTACCGAGTCGTAAGGTACGGGCTGGGCCGGAACACCACGCTATCATTCTTCAACAGGTTGGTGGATGACCGGGACGAGCAGATGTGCTTCTCGCTGGAGGATGAGCGGAGGCATACGAAAGTCCCGGGCGAGACGTGCATCCCCACCGGCTCTTACGAATTGAAGCTCAGGACGGAAGGCGGGATGCACGGTCGGTACCAAGATCGCTTCGGGGACCGGCACAAGGGGATGATCTGGCTCCAGAACGTCCCGGATTTCGAGTACGTCTACATCCACATCGGAAATACGGATGACGATACCCGGGGCTGCATCCTTCCCGGGATGGTCCCCTTGATATATCCTGACGGTGAGTTCCACGTCGGACGGTCAACGGATGGGTACTGGATGATCTATGAGGAGATAGTCCCCGCACTGATCGCTGGTGAACGTGTCGTCCTGCACGTCACCGAAATACAGCCCTGGGCATAGGAGGAACCAATGGAAGCGGATTTCTGGTCACAACTCATGGACATGATCCTCAGTGGGAACACTGAAGCGATCGGTCCTTTCCTGAGTGCGTTCGTCGTGGCGTTCGTCTGGCAGAAGGTGAAAAAGGCGCGGACATGGATTGAGGGGATGAATCCGTGGCTCCACCGTGGCGTTGTGGCGGTCCTCGCTGTTGCCGTCAGCTTCGTAGGCCAGTACGTGGATGCGGCGATTCCATCCGACATTGGCTTGTGGGACCAGACCACGATCAGTTCGTTCGTGACTGCCGGTTGGGCCATGTTGCTCCACCAGTTCCATAAGGAACGCTCTGGAGGAACCAGTGGGTGACGACTCCGGGACGACCGATCTGAGTGATGTCTTCATCACCCTCTTCGGCAACAGGATGTTCTGGTACTTCCTGATCTTCGTCGTCGTCGTCGTTCTCGTGGTCAGAGGCTATACCCAGATCGAGATCATTGGGGAGATTGGCGAACGACTCATCAGAGCCTTGAGGGGACAACCATGAAGAAGGTGATTATCATCATTCTGTTCTTGGCTCTCGCCAGCGGTTTCGGTTATGCCGTTACCCGGGCGAGGGTATACCGCGAACAGGCGTTCACTGCCGATTCCCTGGCTGCGGCTCAGGATACGGCGCGATTGCTCCAACTCGCTTCGCTCAACGACTCGATCCATGCCTACCAGCTTCGGATCATTCAGACGGAGACGGAACGCGATGCGATTGACCGAGAACTGGATCAGACCACCGTTGCCCTTGCGAGGGCGAAGCTCCGGGTGGACACGATCCGTATGATCGATACGGTCAACGTCCCGGCAGAGATAAACGATACGACGAAAGCCTACGAGTTCGCCGGGGCTGATGGGCCATTCGCCTTCGATGGCGATGCCCAAATCTTCTATCCGTCTTGGCGTGGCGTCTTCGATGTGCGTGTGAACCTGATGCGGCCCGTGCCCGTGGAGGCAAGGATCACCTGTGGCAATGAGCCCGGGGTGCGTTCTGCCAGTTTGCTACTCACGGCGGAAGATCCATTCTCGCTGATCCCAGAGAGTGTGACACAGGACCCGGACGTTTGCAATGCTCCCCCGGGAAGACATTTCAGTTGGTTGCCGGAACTCAGTTGGAAGGGGATCGGCTGGGAGCTACTGAAGGGCGCGGGTTGGATGTTGCTCGCGAACCAGTTCGACGACGAGTTCCACAAAGCGAGGTACTGATGCCCCACCTCCTCTTCTTTCACGAATCAAACGCGATGGGGCGTGATCTGGCCTACATCGATAGGCTACTGAATATGTTCGGACTCGTTCCGATCGTGATTGATCCATCGAGGGGGGAAACCCATTATGACGCTCACTTTTACCCTACCCTGACGGACGCGATAAGCGATCCGCGTTGGGATGGGTACACTTGGGTATGGTTGGACCACGAGGCACCCCAAACATTGGATGAGGTCTCCCCGCCGAGCTTTGAAGAAGTGATCTACTGTATCGGCAGTGATGTAACCGGGTTTGGTGGGGAGGCCCATCCTGGGATGCGCGTCAAGCTCGCGAACGAAATGGTCTCTGACCAGACGTATGCGACTCTCGTGATACCGGCTGTGTGCGGCTGGCATCGTTGGAGGAGAATCGGTTAATGGGCACACCTACCATCACGCATGATTTGACCACGGCTGCGGACGCGGAATCCACTACCGGCTGGAGTGCTTGGGGTTCGAATACCGGGAAATGGAGCCTCGATTCGGAGATTTATATCGAGAACGCGAACTCCATTGGCTGCACCCCCAACGTCCAGGCTGAATCTGGGTATGGCTATCAGTATGGCTCCAACATCGATGTCACCGCCAACCTTATCCTGATCTGGGTTTGGGTCGGTTCGAAGGGCGCGGTGGACACGTTCAGCAACTATGGCGTTTATGTAAGGATCACAGACTCGACCTCCTCATGGACCGGGACCTATTCGGATTTCCGCGTGGGTGGCAGTGATGTGGCGTGGGTGGGCGGTGGCTGGGCTCTCATATGCGTGGATGCCTCCCAGACCGCCGACCGTGGGTCCGGGAGTCCTAGCCTCACCGCCATCCGACGTATCGGTGTCGGGTTCGTCCTCCAGACGACATCTTCCAAGTCAACGCTGATGGCGATCGATGCGATCCGTTTCGGGAGCTACTATGAAGTGACGGGCTCCATTTCTACCACGGGTGTCAATCTCGCTTTCACAGCCAGCACGAAGACCATCACCCGGGCGAGCGGCGATTTCTCTTCCGATGGCTACTCCTCCGGGGATAGGATTGTGGTGAGGGGTTCCACCTACAATGACCTAATCCTGACAGTCAACACGGTGGGCACCACTACGATGACTGTGGACGAGGCCCTGACAGACGAGGCAAGCGCATCCGGTAGGACCATCGATCAGTGCATCACGCTTCAGGACATCTATGACTACGACCAGGGCACCTCAACGTATTTGTATGGGGTTGTAACGAAGTCCAAGCTGGGGGAGTTTGAGGTCAACTTCCCGCTCACGATCGGAGACTTGAGTGGCACCAACCGCACCGCGTTCCTGAGTGAGGGCGATGTCGTCTACTTCGCGGACCAGGATCATACTCAGCTTTCCATGATTTCCGCGCAGGACACCGGAGCGGTGACGCGGATATTGGTGGGCGATTCTTCTGGAACCGACGAGGATCGGGTCGGCTTTGGTGGTAGCGTATTCGCCCAAGACAATCCAGCGCACGGGCAAGCGGCCTATTTCGATTGGGACCAAACCATTACCGAGATCGGCCTGTTCGGCTCGCTCTTTCTCCGGATTGAGGGAACTACGTCCCTGCCAGCGGCAACCGGACACTACATGACGACCGTGACCTTCTCCGGTTGCGGTCAGGTGGACATCGGACAGGCAGAAACGCGGAACTGTACCTTCGCTGGTTATGAGGGAAGCAGCGATGCGGCCCTGCTCTGGAACGAATCGATAGACATCTCCCATTGCAATTTCCTGGCGAATACCCGGGCGATCGAGCATCCCAGCGCAGCGGGATCCCCCTATGGCTATGTGAACTTCACGTTCGGGGCGAACACCTATGACGTGAACAACACGTCCGGTTCGTCCATCACCATCGGCAACACCAATTCGAACGCCCAAACCTATACGGGTTCGACGGTAAGTTTCCAGACGACCGTGACGCTGAAGGTCACTGTCTATGACGAAGCCGGGGATCCGGTCCAGAACGCCCAGACAGGGATCTACGCGATGGAGACAGTTGGTGCGGTGACGAAGGGGGATGAGCTTATCAGTGGGACCGGGGGTTCGGACACGAACGCGAGTGGGATTGTGCAGAATACGGCCTTCAACTATCAGGGCGACTTAGAGGTTGAGGTCAGGAGCAGGAAGTCGAGTGCAGCCGACGACCCGAAGTATAAGCATCTGGTCAGCCCCCAGGTCGTCGGAAGCACAGGGTTAGATGTGATCGTTACTTTGATCGAAGATCCCATTAACACATAGAGGGTTGGGACCCCGACGAGAGGAGAATAACAATGCCTTTGAGTGCTGACCTCGCCATTGATTATGTCAACGGCATCCTTAGTTATGTTGGCGGGTTCACGAACGGGGTTCCCGATTCGACCTATACTGCTAACGAATTGTACTCCTATCTCATGGACGTTTTCGATGAGCCCGGGACCCTGGACGATGCGTCCCCGATGGACGGGCTCACGCCGACGAACTATGAGCTACTGTATCCGTGGTTCATGGATCCCACGTCTGCCAAGGCGTTCTATGCGGGGGCAATCGAGTCGAATGGTTGGACGAAGTTCGGCACCGAAGACACCTCCCCTATTGGCGGATTCGGCATCACAAGGCTGAAGTACACCGGAGACGGTGCGCCCACCCAAGGCAACGACGGGTACACTGACAAGGGGGTCGTTCTCACTGGAGGCACCTCCGGGGCTACTGGTGCCATCCTTTGGGCAGACAACGGCGATGACATCGTTTGGGTCAGAAACACCTCTTCGACCCAATTTGATGATACCACGCCCGAGAATGTCACGGGGACCGGATGGGACTTCGATCTCGATTCTGGCGACGGTGCCGAGAGCGGCGAGAACCTGTGGACGAACCTCTACTCGCTGGCCCAGATCAAGAACGACACGGACATCTATCTGATCCAAGATGACCTGAAGCTCACCTCTTGGTGGCTGGATGCCGAAGCGGATCACTTAGATGTACTGGTGCTGGTCAAAGAGGCTGGCACCCTGATCGATTCTGGGCTGGTGACGGTCTTCGCGAGACAGGCCAACACCCTTTACGACCATTTCACCGCTGACCTGAGTGGCGGTGGTCGCCAGCCCGCCCCGCTCGCTACTGATGTGGACCTGAACAATGAGACCGGATGGCGGTCAATCGCCACCGGAGCCCATTCCGGCGCGTTCACGGTGGGCGAGGTGATTACTGGCGGGACCTCCGGTGCGAAGGGCATCCTGACCAGCTACGTCACGGACACCTCAATCCAGTATTACCTCGTCGGCAAGGACCTGACCGACTTCCAATCTGGCGAACTCATCACCGGAGAAGATTCAACGGAATCGGCCACCTCATCCGGGTCCCCGGCGAACTATGGTCCCGCCCTTTCGACGGCGACCCTGAGCTTCGGCGCGATCTCCCGTGATCTGAATAACGGAAACGGGAGCCGTCCGTATTCAATCGAAATCGACTGCAACACTGAAACCCTGGCTGCGGTCTACGAGTACCTGAAGTGGATCACCAGACGGGGTTCCAGTACGCAGATCGGGGTCTCTGGCTCGCAGGAAGATGGTGAGCAGTACATCGGGTCGGTTATCCGCCTGAAGACTGCCACGCCCGCCCCTGGCTCGTTTGTCGAGGGCAATACGCTCACGGACCAGACGAGCGGAGCTACGGGCATCATCGTGGCCTACCACTCCTCACCGGAAGACATTGTCATCCTTTCCAATGTCAGGGGGACATTTGGAGCCACAAACACCGTGAGCGACGGCACGAACTCAGCGACGATCGATGCGGGCGGTGTTGGCACCATCGCACCGAAGAAGCAGAGTCCGCTGGGCACCTTTGCCGGTGGCACCTTCTTCGGCGCAGCCGGGGTATACGTCACGGATTTGGATTCCGGCGACATCAAGGCGTACCAGTTGATCGATGATTTGGGTGTTACGCAGGATCCGCCCAACGAGATCGCCGTCGCCCTGACGGGGCTCACGGCGGGCGACCGGGGCGGCTGCTTCCGGCGCGACGGATCCACGGGACCCATCGAGAGGGATCGTTACCTGGGAACGGCTCAATCGGCGGGTGCGACTACGGTAGTGATCGGCACCAGCATTGCTTCCGACGAACCTGCTGCTGGCGTGGTCAAGATCATTGACAAGTCAGACTCCGAGGAGCCGGAAGCACTGCTCAGATACGCCTCCTGGGCAACCAGCACATTCACGCTGGAGACTGACGCTGGATCCGGTACGGCAACGGGCGGCTCATCTGGAAACACGCTGGAGGATACCGCTGCGGACTTCGGCGGCACCGATGACTGCCGCGTCGGGGACACAGTCCTGAATACCACGACCGGCGAATGGGGATTCATCGTCAGCATCGATGCAACCGATGAGATCACAACGGTATCCGCTCCCGGGCAATCGCTCACATGGACTTCCGGCGACGGTTATTCGATCAACGTGCTGCCCTTCGACACCACAACGTCGGATTGGGTCTGGGTACCGTTCTTTGCCCAGGTGGCGGTCTCAGATTCGATCTCCAACACCTACATCTACTCCGCTGATGTCTATGCGCGGTTCGTCTTCCGGCTGAAGGGATGGAAGCCGTTCACTTCCGACCAGACCGTACAGAGCAATGGGTTGAGTGTTGCGGCGGTACGGACAGAAGATGCCGTGGTGACGGTATGACCAAGAAACGGCTTCCGAAGGGCGCGAAGCTCATTGACCGTGGGAACGGGGTGGATCTTTACGAGATCCCCCCGCATCCCCGGAAGAAGTATCCGCTCTGGAAGATAGATGCGCTGGAGGCCGATGTCGCCAGGGCGAAAAACGTCATCGAGCAGTTCGAACTGCATATCGCTGACCAAGAGAAACTGATTGCGGAGCGTCGGCAACAGATTCAACTTTGCCGTCAAAGAGACGCCGAGATAGCTCAGTGGGAGCGCGATCGTGCCGAAAGTGATTTTCCATCCGGCGAGTAAGGTTATCGAGGTTCCGGCCCCGGATACCGAGATCACCGTACAGGATCTCGTGGATCAGATCGCGGACTTTCTGGACGACCCGCAGAACCTCAACATCACATGGTTTGCGGAATGGGCCGGAAAGGTCAGCTTGGGCGGAACGCCAGAGTTGTTTTCCGAGATCGTCCTGATCCTGACTGACGATTGGAGGCTTCAATTCGAAGACAGGGCTGGGCCTAGCTGGGTCAATTGCGTAGTGCGAGGCGGTACTTTCGTGGCGTCCAATGCCTATGACAACGATCCTATCAAACCATCGGCCTATGTGAACGCACAGATCCGGCAATCGATTTCCGGGTCCCTTCTCGATGCTGAAGAGATGCGGAAGCTGCTGATGAATAAGACCGTGACGGATCCCGATACCGGCATACTGACCATCTATGACGACGACGATACCACACCATTCCTGAGCGGCGAAATCTATGAGGATGCGGCTGGAACGATCCCATACAAGGGTGAAGGCATCGAGCGAAGGGAAAGGCTGACTTGAGTGTCACCACAAGGGGCTTTGGAAAGGAAAGCGGGCTCCTCGCCACTGCGGGTCTTGGAAAGCGGATCCTCTACCTCAGTGTCGGCTGCATCAAGCTCTCCGAGAGCGAAGTCGGTTCGCTTTTCGCCACCGAGGAAGCGGTCGGCAGTATCCGTGTCCAGCAGGAAACGTGGGGCGTTATTCTCCCATCAGAGTCTACCGTGGGCTCGATCGGCCTCTCCGAAATCACCCTCATCGGTGAGATCCTTATCGCTGAACAAGCTGTGGGGGGCATCATTTTGAATGATACTGTGATTGGATCTATCGAGATCAGCGAAGAGTTGATCGGGAGCTTGGTGGAGAAGCTGGAGGGTATCGGATCCATCCAGGCTTTCGCGATCCCGATGGGCGAGGTTAAGGTTTCGGAAACCGTTGTTGGGGTCATCACCATCAAGGACTTGAGGGCTTGCGATGAGTGACATTTATGACGTGGGAGACAAGCTGGTCTTGAGAGCAGAGATGCGGGATAGCAATGGCGATTTGGCAGTCGGTGGCACGGTCACTTGTCTCGTAAAGCATCCCGATGGGACCGTGGAAGCTTTGTCAGGGATCCAGAATCCATCCACCGGCATCTATGAAAAGGAGTTCGTTTTTGACGATGACGGTGACTATTGGGTGCGATGGTCATCTGCCGGGAGCAATGTGTATAATGCCATCGAGAAGAAGTATCCCGTCAGAACACGGCGAGTCCCAGATCCCTCCTAAACGTCCTTGAGGTGATGAATGGCAATCGAGAAGACCTATCTGGAGTGGCTGGCGGATTATCAGTATTCGGGCTCCCTGAGTCAGAAGGAGTTCATCATCAATCTGGGCGACGATGAGGATCTTCAGAACGGTCTTTATCTCTCGCCCGCCCCCGTCGTGAAGCTACACCATCTGAAAAGCCAGTGGCCGGAAACATGGGAAGATTACACCTCGCTCGTGACGTTTGAGAACCTGTCCATCGTGGACGACGAGGAGAATGGGCGGGAAGATTGCGCCATTAGCTTCACCATCAAGCAGAAAGCCCAGTGGGTCCCCACTCCCGGGGACGACTACTCATTTCTGATCGTTTGCTCCCGCTCCGATTCCGCCACCATCAAGGTCGTCCGAAGATTCTGGCTACGGATCCTGCCTTAGCGTGTCGCACTGACACAGTTGCGTCTGGTTAGTGGGGGTTGTATAGTGTCGGAGTGAGTGAAGCGTTGGGTTGGGTTTGGTAACACGCTTCAAGGCGACATCAGCTAGGAGGCCCCCCCATGAACGAACCTGACATCAGGCTTGATTGGCGGCTCTCTGACATCTGCAAGTTCTTCGGAGTCAGCCGCCAAACCATCCATCGGTGGATGAATCTCAGCGAAAATCCCTTGCCCCATTACCGTCCCGCTGGCGGGACTCTTCGGTTCTCCTCCAAAGAGGCAATCGATTGGGCAAGGGTTTCGCATCCTTCCGACAACTGAACTGAAATGTCCCGGAAACGGAGGAAGGATCGTCGGGGGATTCCTGTCGAGCTTCCTGGCAGGATCTTCAAGCCCGTTGCCGAAAGCCTGGACCGCTGGATTTCCTACTGGATAGCGAAGTGGCCCCACGGCATTAACCCAGAGAAATGCACCGATCCGGCTCTCAGGCAAATGGGGCCGGTGAGTCGCGCCTACAAGGCCGGGGTCAGGGCGAAGAGTCTCTTCGATCAGATGTTGGAGATCGAAAAGGGGCTCATCATCCCCGGCGTAGATCCCAACCCCAAAATCATGGAAGAAGAGGTCGGCCCACAACCGGAGGAATCCGAAGTATGATCGATCTTGACCAGCCGGAACTGCCCTTCGGGATGTTTGAAGAGGATAACGGGTCCATCACCACGGGTCCCGATCCCCGGGCACGAAATTCAGACCCGGAAACCTCGCACGAGGCTGCATCCTCAATGGTGAGCGAGGCCCAGAACCAGCGAATCCAAATCTACGCATGGCTGAAGGGGCATGGCCCAATGACGGCAGACGAATTGGACGATGCCCTCAACTTCCGGCTGACCTCCTCCGGTCGTCGTCTGCCGGAACTTCTGGAGGCCGGGAAGGTCGAGCGTCTGAAAGAAACCCGGAAAACGAGAAGTAATCGCCGCGCCCATCTCTGGGGGGCGATCTAATGCACGGCCTCCCCGTCGTGAACGAAGCCGGTGAGCGGGTCAGCCCGCAACGCAACAGAGAGGAATGGAAGAAGGTTCGCGGCCCGCTCATCGGCTCATCCGATCTACCCGCCCTGCTGGGCCATGACGAGTATAAGGGTCCCTGGCAGGTATGGGACAGGATTGCGCTGGGGATCTGGGACGATCCTGAGAACGCAGACATCCGGCGCGGCAACCGGCAGGAACAGAACGCCTTGATGCGGTTCTATGAGGAGTTCAACCTGACCGTGCGCCCTGAAGGCATGATCCGCCACCCTGACGACAGCCGGATCGTCTCCGATTTGGACGGTCTGGTCATCCGGCCCGAACGCTGGCCCGAGGTCATTCGTGACAACCCGCTGTGGGATCATGTGCGGGACCATTGCTCCGGGGATGGTGCGCTTGAGGCGAAGGTACCCAGAACCCCGAAGTACTTCACTTATCGGGATGAAGGGATGCTGAAAAGTCATGCGATCCAGATGCAGCATCACCTTGAGGTGGCCGGTCTTGAGTGGGGCGTGTTGACTTTTTACAACCCGGAGTACGACCAGAGCATTGCCTTTCCGGTCGTGAGGGAGCCAAGGATCGGGGAGTGGATCAGGACGCAGATACCGGCGTGGTACGAGCGATACGTCGAGCCCCGCGAGAGGCCGATGCGACCGATCCCTCCCCCTCCCGTCTGGCCCGCCAAGGTTCCAGGCATCGCCACAGTCAGGGAAGACCCGGAATGGGTGGATTCGGCAACCCTTCTCAGGCTCAGGTATTACGAGCTTTTGGAGGCTCAGGAGGGATATGATGACACGGAAAAGGCTCTCCTGGCTCTTACGGGAGATGATGAAAAGGATTGCCATGTTGTCGGGGGTGGTGTCGTGGTGAAGAAGTGGCAACCGAACGCTCGCCGGAATTGGGACAGGGGCCGTTTCGAAGCGAAGCTTAAACTCGCTCAGATGAACGAGGATCTTGAAGCCGTTCTGGCTCTCGATCCCGCCGATGAAGAGTTCTACTACAAGAATGAGCAGAAGCGAAAGGTCGAGGTGAAGGTGGTCGGCCCCAACCCTGCGGAGACATGAAGATGGACGAACCAACGGCTGTGTCCACCGAGATCATCGCGTTTCTAGATGCCTATGCGGTTTTGCCGACGTATGGTGCGATCAGCGATCATCTTGGAGTACTCGACGCCGATGTGCTGGAGGCGAAGGGATTGCTGCGTGAGGATCTGGTCAAGGTGGCTAATCACCTCCGTTCCGCCCTTGTCGCTGCTCGTGCGTTTATGGACGCATGGGACCGGCTCACGGCTGCAACGGCAAAGGTAGAAGAAGACCTGCCGGGGACCCTGGTGGGTGGACTTCTGAGCGAATCCGTGAAGCTGTCCAAAATGTTCACGGACACGTCAGAAGGGGGGGTAGACGCATGAGCCCGCTCATCAAACGAACATTCATGGATCACCGCCCACAGGAGATCGGCAAGATTAAGCTGGGGGGGCGCGGGAAGAAGAAGAGGACATCGGGCGGGTCGGATATGTTCCAACCCGAACGCTTCGATCATTTCGAGGTGGTCACTCGCGCCCGTGATGGGGCCGATGGCGCGTTCGTAAGGGATGAGGCGGTCCATGCTGTTGTTGGCGACGAACCCCGGGAGCTTTCAGCGATTCTTATGTACCCGGAGATCGAGCAAAATCTGATGACGGTGATGGCCGAGTACGCTGGCCGAAAGCCGAAGGTCATCTGCGACGGCGAGATCCAGCGGAACGCGCATGGCAAGGAATCTCCATGTGCCCGAGTCCAGGGGGGTACCTGCAAGTGCCGACCCTATACCCGCCTTCAGGTCCAGCTTGTGGCGAGTCCACACTTCGGCGGCAGATACGTCTTCCGTACCCGAAGCTGGGAGAGTACGAACAACATCCAGACGGCACTGGAAGATTTCTACGCCACCTTCGGCACCCTATATCAGGCACCCGTCAAGCTGATGTGCTACCAGAGCGAGGATCAGTACACGCTGGACGGGAAGGATAAGGTCGGGAAATCTTGGAAGGTCGCACTCGTTCTCGACATGAACTATGAGCGTGCCGCTCTCCATATGGCCGAGGCGAAGGAACGGTTGGGCGCGATCCGGGAGCGACTGATGCTGACTGCTGGTCAGTCCCAGGCGGAACTCGATCGGATGGACGAGGAGGAGGCGGGTGAGATCGCTGACGAGTTCTCCCCGCCAAAAGAGCTAGATGCCTCTGTGGCGACCCAGGAGGCTCTGGACGAGGTGGTGGAAGGGCTGAAGCCGGTTGGGGAGCCTGAGCCCCGCCAGGACGCGCCTGTGGAGGAATCTGACGATGATGACGATGGCGACATAGAGTTGGGGGCGATGGTCCTTGAGCTTCGGGATGTCGCGAGAAAAAAGAATCTGCTCGATTCCCGAGCCGAACAATTCATCGAGGAGGGGCTGGGGCAGGGCGGTGAGTTGTTGGAAAAGGTGCTGAAGGCCCTTGAACGCAAACTCGCTGAAGATCACAGGGCCACCCATGCGGGAGGTTAAAATGCTCAGAATGATTCTCTCCCTGATTCCGCTTTTAGTGATCCCACCGCTGGGATTCTACATTTTTGATCGCGTCGAGAGGGCCAGGAGATATTCACGCAGACGTTGGTATGTCTGAAGCAACGGGAGGCCCACATGGCCGCGATAGAATGGTTTTCCATCATGTTCGGTATAGTCACTGGGCTGTTCGCGGTGTCCTGCATCGTCTACTTGATCGTGTTGATCGTGAGCGCAATACGGCATCGGAAAAATCGGAAAAAGATGGCTATTATGGATGAGGCGGGGAGGCTCCTCAATGCCGTTGATTGGCGCGATGTCCCGAGCCATACGGCAATCGAAGCTACCGGCGCAGCCCTCAGAGGAGATTGGCTGACGATGATCCGTCTGCTCTCCCCCTACGAACCGACATGGGAACAAGAGACGGCCCACTGAACACATATGACTGCTAGGAGAAAGAGATGCCGAAGACACCGAACGAGTCGGAGGCCATCCGGCTGCTGGAACTCACGATCCAGAACTTCCGGGGGCTCAGATTCGCCCATGTGAAGCTGGACGATGAGGGGCGTCTGATCCCCGTCACCGGGAAGAACAAGGCGGGGAAGAGTTCGATGCTCCAGGGAATCCTCTCTCTCGTCCACGGCGCGAAGGAAGCTCCCACAGACCCCATCAACGATCAGGCCGGGGAGGGAGAGAAGTCGTTCGTCCGTGGGAAGTTCTCCAACGGCTTTACCGTCGAGCAGCGATTCACGGAGCGGGGCCGGTACCTGACCGTGGTGAGCGAAGACGGCGGGCAATACAAGCAGGGGACCCTGAACGAATGGATCGAGGGCGTGAGTGGCGACCCCATCCATCTCTGGTCGCTGCGTGCCGACAGACTCCTCAACGTGTTGCTGCAAACCACCACGGAGCCGGAAGCGGAAGCCAAGCTGGCTGAGTTCGATGCTGCGGAGACGGCGATCCGTGATGAGCGTACCCCGCACAACTCCATCATCCAGGCTGCTCAGAGGATGGACGCTCCCGATGGCGAGCGACCGGAGCCGGTGGATCTGATGGATCTCTATGCCAAACTCAAGGAACTCAACGCAGACGACTTCGACCGCAGGGAGATCACCAGAAAGATCGATGCCCTGAACGCCACAATCTCCAACTATGACGATGGCATCAAAGACTTGGAGACGAGGCTGGAGAGGGTGAAGAAGGACCGCGCAGTTGCGATGAAAGAGCGCGAAGACCACTTGGATGAACTGGAGCGGACCCCCGACAAATCAGAGGAGAAAGCTGCTGTCGAAGCTGAGATCACCCGGGCCGACGAGCAGGAAGACGCCATCAACGCCTGGAAGCGGTACGACGAGACTCAGGCGAAGGCGAAGGAAGCGAAGGCCGAAGCGGAACGCCTGACAGCGGATCTTCAGGAGGTCCAGCGGCAGAAGGCGGCGTTCATCGCCGGGATCGAGTCTGCGGTGGATGGGCTCACGTTCACGGTGCCGGAAGGCGAGGCGAAGATCCAGCCCATCCTCCACGGGCGGGGGCTCTATGCTGCGTCCGGTGCAGAGAAGGGCAAGTTCCAGATCGATACCCTCTTCGCCCTGAACCCCAACCTGAAGGTCATCCTGCTCCCCGACGAAGGGGACGCCTTCGATGGCGACTATCTGAAGCAGATCGATGCGGAGTCCCGGGAGCGCGGCTTCCAGACATGGATCTGCCGGATTCAGGAAGGGCTGGAGGGCGAGGTCAAGATCGTGGAGGGAAGGACGGTCGAGGATGGGTGATAAGATGATGGAAGGGGTCCGACGATCCTACGGACGTGCCCCTTACATCCGTAACGATGCCGACAAGGCTTTTGAGGTTACTATCTCGATCCCTGAAAACGTCTTCGGGGAGACGATCGATGTCGAAGAAGAACCCGCCTGAAGCCAAGTACGCGATGGGCATGGCGAAGAATGGGGCCATCTGGTGGGAGGATGGTGAGGCGTGGGTGCGGGTCCAGAAGCAGGACGGGCCGATTCTTGCGATCTCCCTGGCCCGGGATGCCTCCAAGCCCCTCCGCTATCCGAAGCTGGCGCGGCGGCTGTTCACGGCGTTCTTTTCTGAGCGCATGGGGATCCCCTACGAAGAAGCCGCACGGCTTCTTCGTGAGAGACAACTGGACGGCTTTTGGGATGATCTCGCGAGTGTGCTTGTCCAGACCAGAACGAGAAAGAAGGCCGACGATGAAGTTTGATCCGGCGGTGGAGTTGGAAATCTTGGAGGACGAAGATGGACGCCGGAAAGCCGGAGATGAAGAGGAGCCGGTGGCGTGGCGGTACAGGTGGCGAGGGGATCAGGAGTGGCGACTGACACGATCATACCCGATTCACCTAGAAAATGACGAGGGTATTCAAATTCGCGCCCTCTACCTCGCACCCCTATATCCGTTGGTTGGACTTCAGGGAATTGGTGGCATCTTGGCCATAGGTATAGGTGTAAGGGATAGCCACGAACACTTCAAACACGGTGGCCGACGATGAGTGACCTGACAGACCAACGCCACCTCTACGGCGAATGGGAAAGCGCCATCGTCTATCGTCGGAGCGCACCGTGCCAGAACCCTCAGTGTCGCTACATGGTTGTCGAGACTTGGGACCACGGAGCGCCTCACGGATATGGCGTCTGTACGAAATGCGGGAAATCGTGGAAAGCGGACTATGCGCCACCGGAGGACACCGATGCCAAAGAATGATGGAGGACCGGCGTATCGTGGAAGCTGACCGCCACCCACAGGAAGGAGGGTGAGATGCCGAAATGGAAGCACCTTCTATCTGATGACGAATACGAGGGGAAGAAGCGGAGGGGGCCGAGAACGGACCTGACGAAGGGTGTCGTCGGGAGGGACCGTGGGATTGGGAAGATAGACGACCGAAAGGGCAAGCCCACGCCCGCGACCGTCAAGCACGTCCAGAAATACAAGGGCCATGATACGGCGAACGGTCGCTCGATCTGCCATCAATGCGGGGACCCGATCAGGTTCACCACCAACTACAACGGACAACTCGTTGCCCTGGACATCATGTGTGGGAAGCCCCACCGGCATCAGCCGCCACGATCTAGCCCAGGGGAGAACCGGCGACGGATCGAGGAAGCCAGGAGGAGGGAGAAACGTGAGAAGCTGGTGGGGGGTTGAGCGAGGCCAGAAAGGGATGGTGCCCGTCATCGATACGCGGACTGAGCCACCGCGCCGGTCATCCCCCACTCCGCTGCCGTCCAGACGCATCAAGCGATGGGTTCTGCGGCAATGGATTGATCGCGATCTCATGGCTCGTGTCATCACGATCAAGAGAGCGGTAGGGCGGTTGACCGGATCAAGCCCATCTTTTCTTTAACAGACGAGGAGTTCGAACAATGGCGGTCACAGTTGCAGCATCCAAAGAGGAAACCCTTGCCGAGGTAGCGATCAGGGAGGCAGAAGGGGTCGAAGCGGAAGTAGAGGGTCTGGACACCGGAGCCCCACCGGAGGAAGACGGCGAACCCGACCAACCGGAGTACGTCCCTCCCACCCCGTCCGCAGATGACAAGAAGACTGCGGAGGAGGTTTACACGGAGTTGAAGAAGGCTGACATCCTGGGGCATGACGCCACGGTGAACGGTCTGATCCAACTCATCGATGTCCACCCGCAATTCACGCCGCCAGAGGAGTGGCCCGGGAAGGAAGACGAGGAGTACTGTGAGTCCGACCGGCTTCACTCGATGGCTGAGATTCTGGCGAAGGGCTGCAAGCGGATCACCGTCTCACCCAGAGACGTTGTCTTCCTTTGGAGGAACAAGGCGAAGTGGGTCCAGGGCGGGAAGACCGTCAGGGGCAACGTCAAGAGCCTTCCGCTGTGGGTCCGATACCTGCTGGAAGGGAAGGTCGCTGCCGTCGCGATCAACTATCACCACTGGAAGACACTCAATCCTCTCCAGCGAGTCTTCGCCCTCTACCACGAACTCCGTCAGGTCGGGAGTGATGGAAGAATGGTGAAGCCAGACTTCACCGGCTTCTACGACGAGACGGTAATCTTCGGCCCCCGGGTATTCCGCGAGATGATGGAACTCCAGCGGGTGGTGGAGATCGGTTCCCGGGTTACATACCGACATCAGCTTCCCCTCTTCGAAGACGAAGAGTAGGTCTGGGCAGGGATAGGCAAGGAACGGAGGGGAGAGGCTGTACGGGGCCGGGAAAGGGCGGGCGTGATCGGGAGCGGTTTGGCGAGGCAAGACGAAGCAGACTCAGACGGGAGTGGCACGATCAGGCGAGGAGTGGTCTGACAGGGCTTGGCGCGAAAGGGCAGTAGTACAGCGGCGAGGCGGGGATGCGGAGCAGACGGGAAGGGAATGGCGTGGCGCGATGAGGAGAGGCAACGCAGTCGCGGGGGGTCGTGGGACGCCTGGGCCTGGAAGGGACAGGAGTGGCAACGCAGACGAGGAACGGAAGGGGGTGGCCTGAAAAGGCTAGAACTGGAAGGATCGCACTGGATCGGTAACGCAGACGCGGAGTGGATGGCGTGGGACGGCGAGGGATGATGGGACCGGAAGGGCCGGGATCGATTGTGGAACGGAACGGATTGGAGGGGCGGTCTGGGAGTGGCCGGGAAAGGAGTGGACGAACCGGGAAAGGATCGGGTGGGCACGGCATGGCATTTTTTTCACACAAACGCTAGGAGCTAGGAAAATGGCAGCTAAGAAGAAGAAGGATACGACGACGATGGACGTTCTGGAACTGACGGTAAAAACCCTTGAGGTAAACATCGTCGGCACCAGCCCGCTCATCTTCAACGCGATGAGTGAGAAGGTGCGGAAGGAAATACTGTTCCCATCACAAAAGAAATCTCGCGCAGAGAAGGAAAACACCCTCAAGCATGACCCCGTTGCTGAGTACCGCGCCAGCGTGTATCGGGAGACGGGGGAGGATGCTGAGACACGCTTGATCCTCCCCGGTGGGGGTGTGAAATCCTGCATCATGCAAGCCGGTGTCGATGTCCCCGGCGCGGCGAAGGCTGCGCTGGGGCGGCTGGTGCAGGTCGTTGAGACAACGGTGCCGGTATGGGGAGTGCCGCAGCTTCACATGGCTGTTGTCCGAATGGCGGGACAGAGTCGTGCGCCAGACATCAGGACTCGCGCAATTCTACCCCAATGGTGTGCCCGCTTTCACGTTCGTTTTGTGACCCCCAACCTCAATGCTGAAACGGTCGCGAGACTGATCGCGGCTTCTGGTATGCTGGTAGGGCTTGGCGACTACCGGCCAGAGAAGGGGAAGGGCTCTTTCGGTCAGTTCCGTATCGCTGACGCGGAGGAGGATGCGGAGGTCGCGAGGATTAAGAAGATGGGGGGACGCGAGGCCCAGGATACGGGTCTGGAAAACCCCACGCCCTTCGACCATGAAACCGAAGCTCTGCTAGAGTTCTTCAACGCTGAAGTCAAGCGTCGGGGCTTCAAGGTGGCGTCCTGATGAATGGTGAAGCGAAGAGGGATATGATCGCCGCTCATTTGGAAGGCCTACTCAGGGCGAACGGGACGTTGACCCCGGAGATCGTTGTCGCTGATGCCCAGGACCCAGACAGCCCACTCCACGGGGAGTTTGAATGGGATGACGCCCATGCTGCTCATCAGCATAGACTCGATCAGGCCAGAAGGATCATTCGTAAGGTGAGCCTTGTTGTGGTCGAGGAAACCAGGGTGTTGAAGGCCCCCGCATACGTGCGGGACCCGGGGGCTGGTGAGCGTGAGCAGGGGTACGTCAGCATCCTTACCTGTCAGAATGATCTGGACAAGGCTCGCGCCGTGATGGTGACGGAGGTAGGGAGAATCAAGGCTTCCATTGCACGGCTCCGCTCCATCGCCGCAGTCCTGGGGTTGGAGGATGAGGTCATTGAACTAGAGGCCAGGGTATCCAAGATCGTCGCATGAAGATTTCAGCATTTGACCCATCGCTGACGGCAACGGGGTGGGCGCGGAACATCGATCCCGCGCCCGCCCTGGGTAGCTGCTGGGAGTCTGGGATCATCACGTCATCCTACCGGGGGCCGAAACGTCTCTGGGATCTCCTGTCCAAAGTCATGGGTGTGGCGAGCCATTGTGACGTGGTCATCATCGAGGGCTACGCCTTTTCGAAGGGGTTCAAGGCACACCAGATTGGGGAGCTTGGTGGCGTTCTCCGATTGGGGTTCTATCAGGGAAAGATCCCTTTGGTTGAGGTGCCACCTTCGAAGCTGAAGAAGTTCGCCAGCGGAAAGGGCGGCCATAAGAAGGGGGAGACGAAGATCGTGATGGTGGGCGAGGCGATTCGTCGTCTGGGTTACGCAGGGAATAGTCACGATGAAGCAGATGCCCTTTGGCTCCTCCAGATGGGCCTCCACCACTACAAGCTCCCGGGAGCCGTGACGCTCCCCAAGGTCAACCTGACGGCTCTCTACGACGAGGTGGAGTGGCCGGTACCTGACATGGAGTTCTGAGATGGAAACCATCAGGAGATTCTGGAGGAATCTGAAGCTCTTTGCCTACGCTTGGGGGCAGGGTTTCCGTGCTGGACGGGCAACAGCGCGGGTCCTGATCTCGCAGAGGCGGCTCCAGTGGAAGATTGACGAGATATACGAACGCGCCAAGGCGGAAGGGAATGTGACATGAACCACAAGTTGAGAGAGCGGGTTAACCTGGGTACAAGGGGCACAATCCCGCTGACCGACTCTCATAAGAGAATCCATCTCGATCACCTCACCTACACGCTCAAGGTGGAAGAGAAGCTGGAGGTGTTGGACAGATTCTTTCATTTCATCAAGGGATATGTCGTCTCTCAGGACCACGACCTTCCCGAGGTGAAGGTGCGGATCTCGGAGGTCGAGGAGAACCTGAAGAAACTCCGACCCGACCGGCCACCAGTGCTATGAGAGCCCGGGGGGGGGCGCTCCTGTTCGCATACCTGTGTTGCATCATGGCTGGATTCATCATTGGAGTCCGCTGGGAGCCCCTACCGCCGTCAACGGACCTCTCCCTGGAGCCGATCAACGCCCGACCTCCCCGAGGGGCTTGTAGGGTCATTTCCGGCCCGCTGAATTGGACCGACGAACCCGAGATGGAATGGTATTCCGTTATCTGTCCGCTAGGGGTCAGACCATGAATCTTGAATACGCCGAATGGCTGGCTGGACATCTGGTGAAGCGAATCGAGCCTTTCTTGAAACGGGTGGAGATCGCTGGGTCGATACGCCGGAAGCGTGAGTTCGTTGGAGACATCGAGATCGTGGCGGTGCCATACATGAACCCGGATCTTTTCTCTGATGAGGCGACCCCGATACTCGACCCGCTCAGATTGGAACTCCAGAAACTGGGAAGCATCGTGAAGGGCGGAAACCGATACATCCGGGTCCACCTCACGAAGCCGGATCAACACGCAGACATTTTCTTGGTCTGGCCCCCGGCGACCTGGGGCTCCATCTTTGCGATCCGTACCGGCCCCCACGACTTGGGGAAATACGTTGTCACAAAGATGCAAGAGAAGGGGTTCAAGCACAGTGAGGGGCGGGCCATTCGGATAGACGATGGGACCCCCATTGCTACCGACACCGAGGCGCAATTCTTCGCTCTGGCCGGTCTGGAATGTCCGAAGCCAGAGCATCGCGACCACCTTGCCAAGATCGTCTGGGATCGGTAGAAATGCGTAACGCGGACCTGAAAAAAATTTCTGAAGACATGGCGTTAAATTCTGATGCCGTCCGCGTGGTGATTTTTGTCGAGAGTCGTGGTAAGGGAAAACACCCGATTTCCAATGACCGTTTCCGTACTATCCTCCACATGGCTGGACCCAAGAAAGTCTCTCTCGCCTTGCGTTTAGCAGAATCTTCGGGGTGGATCTCACGGACGAAGGGCGGCTGGGGAAGTCCAGATTTCTACGAATTTAACCCCAAGTCAGAAGCCACTGTCACTGCCGAAACGGAAGGCACAGGGGATCTCTTTGACCCTGCCAAAATGGAAGGCACAGCAAAACCACTGTCACCACCAAAGTGGAAGGCACAGGGCACTGACCCTGCCAAAACGGAAGGCACTACGCGCACACGCGAAATAAGGAAGAGAGAGAGAGTAATAGAGAGTAGTAAAGAGAAGGGGGGGTCTGGGGGGGGAGATCCGTGTGCGTTGGATCCGAGGGTAGATGAACGGCTGTCCGGGGAGAGGTGGGGCGGCTTCAGGAACGCTCTCAAGGATTACTTCAAGAGCAGGGTTACGACGGGGAACCAATGGGGGTACCTGATGACTGTGGAGACATGGTTCGATGGGGCTTCTGCGGGACCCAAGGGATTCTTCAATCTAAAACCGAAAGACCAGAGGCTTCTCATCGCGAGCGCGGTGAACGAGTTGCTGAGTGTGAGCCCAACGGACGAGAAGCTGGGATACCTCTCCTCCCGGGGGATCGCGGGGAATCCCCTCACCCTGAAGACAAAGCTGGAATACTACATCCGTCGCCACGAACAGGAAGAACGGATGTCGGATACGAACGGACGGAAGCCGGGGGACGGGAAGCCCCAGCCGTTCGTCTCGAAAGATGGGATCGGTAGCAACCAGCCAGAATTTTTTCCCGAAGATTTGGAGGGGGAATGAAGTACCAGGATACGAGCCCAAGGAAACCAACTATGTGTGAGGAGCTTCAGGAGAGGCTGGAGGAGATGAGGAAGGGGCTCGCCCCGATCCTACCCGAAGATGATTCAGTACTACCCGAGGCCACGGAGTACACTTGCCGCGAGTGCGGTAACAACTTCTCGCTCCAAGTCCCGGGTCCCTGGGAACCTGACGGTACTATGATCTGCCGACCGTGCTACCTGAAGGCGCGGAAGGTTATGGTCGTACCCGCCAAGGCAGAGTACAGAGAGGTGACGACGGCGAACGTCCTATCGATGATGGATACGGTCGGAATCAATCTCCGTCTGCATGGACACTTCACCTTCGAAGCCTTGAAGCCCTGCCCTTCGGGATCCACGATGCAGGAGTTCATGGATCAGATCGCGAGCAAAGGCACGATGGGATTCATCCGGGGCGTCTACATCTGGGGGCCGACCGGGACGGGTAAATCTCAACTCTCCGTGTCTGTGGTTCGAAAGCTCATGGAGATGGGGATTCTCAACGCGAGGAACGTGGTGTACGATCGGGCGAGGGCCATGATAACCCAGCTTCAGGATCGCTACTCGACAGGACGTGTAGATGAGTTCAGCGAGCGGCGAAGACGGGCGAAGCTCTGGGTCTACGAAGATGCCGGAACCGAGAAGCTGACCACGGATGCTTTTCGAATCGTGGAGGACATCATCGATGCCCGGGAAGGCCATGCTACGATCATCACTTCCAACCTCAATCGGAACCAGTTAATCGAGAAGTGGGTGGATGCCGCATCGGTGGAGCGGTTCCGCTCCAGGCTCGCGACTTACGACCCAATTCAACTCACAGGGAAGGATCGTCGCTTCGGATAAATGGCGAAGTCGAATGGCGTAACCCACGTCGGGTTGAACGAACTGGCGTCATGGCTGGGGGTGACAACCCGTAGGTGTATCCAGATGGTCGAGGAGGGAATCGTCCTGAAGGATGGCCGGGGGAGGTATCGTCTGAAGGAATCCGTCCTGAATTTCATCGCCCACCAAAAACGGCTTGCGGAAGGCACGGGCCGCAAATCGGATCTCTCCGAAGAAAAGCTGCTCACCGCACGCATCGAACGGAAACGCCGGGAGCTTGAGTTCGCTACCCAGGAGGGCTCGCTTATCACGGTAGAGTCCCACAAGGCGGCGATGGCGGAAGCCTTCGACATGGTCAGGTCCAACATTCGGAATCTCCCGGGATCGATTGCCCCCCGGCTCGTGGGGCTCGATGACGCGAGAGATGTCCAGGCTATCCTGTCTCCTGCGGTAGATGACGCACTGCGAGCCATTGTCAGGGAATCGAAGCAGCGGGTGAGTGATGATGGGCTGCCACCTGATCTCCCTGCCAGGAAACAGTTGCAGGGTGCCGGGATCAACTCCCTCTCCGATCTTTTGGATTTACCCGCACTCACGGAAGTACCTGGGATTGGGAAGGCGCGGGCGAAGAGAATCAGGGAGTGGATGGAGGATGGGAAATGAGCTTCTGGATGAGCCACGCCCACCCCGATTGCCTGGGGAGATGGAAACTCAGGTTCTCCAGACCTTTCTGCGGAAAGCGGGTCCTTGGCTATCTCTGCCCAGAGTGCAACAGGTTCCATCACCACTGTCCTGAGTCTGAATCGGCGGTCCACAACTTCACACTTTCAGACCGGGATCTTATCGAGGCTCGCCATCGGTTTGAGGAAACATGGAAACCGAAGTCCTGAATCCACTTCAGTCCCGCCAGCGGGCGAGGCGGGCGGCATATGAGACGATCATCGATCACCTCACGCCACCAAAACAGCTTCTGGTGAGTGAGTGGGCCGAAAGATACAGGCACCTCCCGGAGACATCGGCAGAGCCGGGACCCTGGAGGAACGACCGGACGCCGTATCTCGTCGGCATCATGGATGCGGTCGTGGAACCGGGGATCGAGACCGTGGTTTTCCAGGCGTGTGCCCAGGTTGGGAAGTCGGAGACGTTGAACAACATCTTGGGATACTTCGCTCATCAGGACCCGTCGCCCATGCTGCTGGTACAGATCGGGGAGAAGGAAGCGAAGGCCTATTCCAAAGAGCGCATCGCCCCCATGATCGAGGCGACCCCGGTACTCAGAAATCGCTTCGCCACATCGAAGTCCAGAAGCTCAGAGAACACCACTCTCCAGAAGTCATTTCGTGGTGGGCATCTTGCGATTGCCGGGGCGAACGCCCCTGCGGGTCTCCGCTCTAGGGCGATCCGGTTGCTGCTCTGTGACGAAATCGATGGCTATCCTCCGTCTGCCGGTCAGGAAGGGGATCCCATCGAGCTTGCAGAGGCGCGGACGCGGACGTTCTGGAATCGGATAAAGGCATACTTCTCGACGCCAACCCTGGAGGGCCTGAGCCGCATCGAGGCGGCGATCAAAGACTGCGATGTCGTTCGCCGGTACTACGTGCCTTGTCCTCACTGTGCCCATGAGCAATACCTGATCTTCTCACAACTCATTTGGGAGAAGGACGAAGAGGGGGGCCACCTACCTGAGACGGCAGAGTACGCCTGTGTCTCCTGCGGGGCTCTGATCCCGGAGCGTAAGAAGACATGGATGTTGGCGAACGGTCGGTGGGTGGATGGGACCGTGGATGCCGAAACGGGCGCATGGGAACCCGAGGATAAGGGAGTACGGCATCCGAAGTCCATCGGCTTCCAGATCAACGCTCTCTTCAGCCCGTGGATGAAATGGCGGGAGATCGTCGCCGGATTCCTGCGGGCGAAGGGGGACCGGATGCGTCTTCAGGTGTGGGTCAACACGGTCTTGGGCGAGGTCTTCAAGGAAGCTGGCTACCGGCTCGACGCCCACCCCCTCCTGGCGCGTTGTGAGGTGTATCCCGAGGAACCCGTGCCCGAGGGAGTACTGCTTATCACGGCTGGCGTGGACATCCAGGCGGATCGTCTGGAGGTCGAGCTTGTGGGCTGGGGTCTCAACTACGAGTCGTGGAGTCTGAATTTTCTCCGCATCGAGGGTGATCCTACACTGGAGGGAGGACCCTGGAACACACTCGACCACGTATTGTCACGAAAGTTCAAGCATCCCAGCGGTCTCATGCTGGGCGTCTATTCGACGGCGGTAGACTCCGGGTTCCTGTCCCAGAACGTCTACAAGTACTGCCATACCCGAAGGGCCGCGAGGATCTGGCCCATAAAGGGGCTCGCTGGGGAGGGAAGGCCGATATGGGACCGGCCAACGGTATCAAACAAGTACAAGGTTCCGCTCTATCCGGTTGGCGTCGATACAGCGAAGACGGTGGTAATGAGCCACCTCCGAATCCAGAAGCCCGCAGAAGATGAGTACGATGGTGGACCCATACCCGGCTTCGCCCACTTCCCTTCCAGGCAACCCTACGACGAAGAGTACTTCAAGCAGCTTACGTCAGAGCTTGTTGTGGTGAGGCAGAGCCCCAACGGGTATATGAAGCGGGTGTGGATGCGGCGTCCCGGGAGACGGGCCGAAGCTCTGGACTGCCGAGTGTACGCCCTTGCAGCCCACGAGGGGGCTTTCCTGGCAGGGGTCCGTCTGGAGACGATTCTGGAGGCGATCAATAACAAGCGGGTCCAGGGGCCGAAGCGGCGGGTTCGCTCGCAGGGGGTGGGCATTGGTTGAGGTCACGGTCTGGCGTCTGACAGCGCGTTGCCCTGAATGTCATGCCCCGGTACGCTTGCGAAATTCCGAGTTCGCTATCAAGATGCTTGAATTGGCGATGGAGAATCCCGATTATGGTCCCAACACAATTCTACAAACGTACCAATGTGCGAACCAGTTCCCGGACAGGACGTTGTGTAATGCGATGGTCGAGATCCGGGTAAGGCACTGGAAGAAGATGCCGAATGTTTGAGGCTGAGATTGACGCAAGGGAGGTGAACGCCTTCCTGGCGGCGTTTGAGAAGCAGGTACGTTACGGGACGATGTTGGCCCTGAACGATCTTGCTCTGAGGTTTCAGCGGGTCCAGCGAGCCCATCAGCGGAAGGTTTTCACATATAGCGGGTCGTCTGGGGAGCGGTACTGGCAGCAGGGGGTGAAGATCGCCAGGGGCGATTTTGCCCAGCGGAAGAAGCTCTGGTCCCGGGTGTCATGGGTCCCCAAGAGCCGCAAGGGAGGACCGACCAAGTACGAAATCTTTCTCAGGCAACAGTACGGTGGTACGCGGCGTCCCCTCCGGGGTCGAAAATCTCTCGCGCTTCCCGCCGATGACATCCCCCGCACTGGCGGCGGTCAGATCCAAGAGCGATACAAGCCGAAGAAGCTAAAACGCTCATTCAAGGTTCCATTCGGCAAAGGGATCTTCGGCGTCTTCCAGCGGCACTATCGAGGCTCCAAGCGATACGTGACAGCTTACTCTCACAGGGCACTTGGCAGTGGCAAACGACTCACGCTGAGACAGGATCCGAACGTCGAGTTCCGGTATCTCCTCATCCCGAAAGCTCAGGTCCAAGGGGTATACGACTTCTACGAGAACGCTTCCCGGGTTTGGCACAGCCATGCGGGTAGGGTCATTAGAGAAAAAATCCTTCTGGCCTTCAGGACCGCGAAATGATCGGCGCACCTACCCGCCCCCCAGCTAGTACAGTACCCGCGCAAAATGAAGTACTATGAGCCCCGTCAGGGTTATCCGCCTGGACGGTGGTGGCGGCGTTCGGATCGAATCACCTGACAACGAGATTATGTGGATTCTCAAAGAGAAGCGGATTGCTTTCATTGCTGACCCCAGGACCGGGAGTAGGGAGATTGGTTACAACGTCCTGAAGCTCCGGGGTTTCGAGCGGTGGTTAGGGCACCACGGCGTCCCTTGGGGTGGGGACAACCCCAGGCATCCCCAGACAGGACGCCACGGGGACTTGTGGTGGTGGTTCAATGAGGATTTATACAACTGGCGTTTCTACGCGGCCCACCGGAACCATTTCGAGGTATTCCATTCTATCGGTCGCGGGGTTCTCGGCGGCAAGGAACCGTCCCCGGAAAGGTTCACCGATTACGTTTGGAAACATCCCGCCCTTTATCGGAATAAACATATCCTCTTCCCGGCGTTCTTTGAGATTGCTACTTGCCAGGAGTTGCGTTTCGCCCACTTGAGGAACGATCTGGATGCCATGCTCAGGAAAGAGGGACTGAATCCCCTGAAGCCGGATGAGTTCCACCGGAGCGCATCCCAGCACCATACCAAGGCGAAGCCACGGGACGAACGGTATCAAGATTTCCTGCCAACGGATTGTCGGTTGTGGATTGAGGATACCTACGGGGCGGAAATGGAGCGATTCGGTTACGCTTGGGAAGACTAACCCGGGGGCACCGAAGTACCCCCGGGCAGGATCTCAGGACGCCATGATTCCGAAGAGGCAGAGTAGCGCGAGGTACCAAACCCCTGCCAAATAGAACAGGAAAATGGAGAACGATTCAGCGTTCGTTCGCGCCCATCGCCAATACTTCACGACAACCCGCTTTGATACAAGTACGGTGGTCCCCAGGGTCGCCAGGGTTAGCGTCACCTTCAGAAACCAAGGCATCAGACCTTTCTCCCCTTCCTACGCCTTCGGGTCGGCCAGGGTGGCGCGTAGGGCTCCATGAGCCATCCCAACACCACGTTGGGAGTTGGGGATTCGCCGGATAACCAGCGGCGTACCGTCCGATCTTCCCGAATCATCACTTGGATTGCAAACTGACGCACGCTCAGGCCGGATTCCTGAATCCGCCTCTTCAGGAGTTCGATGACTTCGTGCTTCGTTTTCGGCATTTCGGCTTTCATGGTTCCATGCTCCCGGGCAGTTCTCCTACCCACTTGGTTTCGAGTTCCTTGTACGTCCCGTCAGGGTAGATCGCCGTGGTTTTGCCGTACCCGTCGCCATGAAGTACAAGGGCGGGCCTACCCGTCTTGTTGAAGTACCGTCTCAGCCACTTCAGGGCTCCCCGGGAAAGCTGTTCCGGGGTCGAGTCTCCGTTGAGGTATAGCGTCAAATACAACCCGTTGTCAGACATCGTTGGCATCGCGCCCATCCGGTCGGGCCGGTCTTCCAGGCTCCCTTCGCCCCACAACCAGAGGCATCCGTATTCCCGGCAGACGGGGAAGCGGTCTTCGTAGATCCCACAACCACTTGCCGTGAGATGTTTGCAGGGGGTCTTCGCGGGTTTGTCGAGTTGCGTGATCGGTTGGTTCACACAGCACTCCGTACAGCCCCCGCATTTCCGGTAGAGCCCCCCCGTTCTTCGATGTTCTGTATGCCATCGTTCTTTCCTTTCGGGCGTACCCGCCCAGAATGAGTACCCGCAGGGATCAAGTACCTTCTGGCCCACGCGTGGCTTCAGGGTGGTTCTCGTACCACCGATCCAGCACCGCAGGACCGTAGTTTGTCAGGAGATCGACAGCCTCGTTCGGTTCACATGACAACGCACTCTCAAGAAACGCCACGGGTTCCGGCGTGAGTTCGTTCCCATCGGCGTCAACGTCTTCAGCCTTGGCAATCGCTTTCTTGGCAGCTTCCATTGCCAGCATCTTGTGAAAGTCCCTCTTCACACGAAACTTCTGGGAAAATTCTTGCGTCATCAGCTTCAACGCTTCCAGCAGATCCCTTGTAATCGTGTCTTCTTCCCCGTGCCGGAAGACGGGGAAGGGATCGGGGAGTCCACCTTGACCCACAACGTCGGCAAGTCGCTTCAGGTTGTGGGCCAGTACTCGCATCAGATGTCCAGACGGAGCCCACTTCATGTCCCCACGGGCGATCAGGATCATATCGTCCCGCACCAGCTTCAGAAGTCGGTCGGCTTCCATGTCCAGATCGGCAAGATGGTTCTTCATCGCGCTCATCGTTCTTTCCTTTCGGGCATCGCCCAGAAACGTGTTGCCAGGAATCACTTCCAGGGGGCGCGGATCTCTTCCACCTTCCAGACCCTATCGTGGGCGTCGAGAATCGGGAGCCCGAACATGGAAGACAGGACCAGGGCATCCCCGGCAGCTTCCATCATCGCGGTCAGTTCCCCGTTGAGCTTCACCAGCGGAACCCACAACCGCGTGTCTCCCACCGTCAACATCTTGCCGGATTCGGTGTCCAAGAACAGTTCCCCATCGTCGGTGTCTTCCGGGTAGCGTCCCGAATGATCGGCCACCCCGATTCGTCCCGTCAGCTTCTCCCGAAAGTACTTGTGTCCCCCCGGGAGCTTCAGGACCATATCCCATCGTTCTTTCCCTCTGATCGCGTCAGGCATCGTTCCTCCTAGCTGTGAGAATTTGTTGTACGGTAGTGAGCCAGCCCGTTTCGTCCCGGGCCATGAGTCGGTTCGTCGCTTGCCGGATTCGAATCAGTTCGCTTTCGTCCAGACCGAAGTACTCCACGGACGCGGCCCGAATCAATGATTGCTTGGCCGACTCTTCGTCTGTCTTTCTCTTCATCATCGTGTTACGCATTTCCCAGGGAGTCTTCCCACGGGTTGTGATGATCCATGCGGCGGTTCCCGCTAACGTGGCAATACCTTGTACTGCGTAAGCCACGGAGTCCTTCGCTGCAACATTGGGGTCGAGTCCCCCGTTCTTCAGCTTCATACGCTTGACTGCCAGAACCACATCTTCCCCTTCGTTCTTCCACACCCGGAGACGTTGCAGCCCCTTCAGGATCTCCCGGGCGTCCACCCCATCCGACAGTTCGAACCGTCTGTCGAGTGCGTCCCGTTCCTTGGCCCGCTTCTCCGCAGCACGTTGCCGTGTCCTTTCCTTGGCACGTTCCCGGGAGGGGCAGATCAGGGGCAGGAGTTTGCCGGTGGCAACAGAAAAAGGGATGCAGAAACGACGGACATCGTCCGGGGCCATTCGCCCCGGGGCAATGCTCCCCGTCCCGCATCGTTCACAAACGTATCGTTTTCCCATGAATCCCCTCCGGGCCGGAAGGCCCCGGTGTTTAGGGTCATGCTACACGATAGGGTATTTGCCCTAAGAAGTCAAGAAGTGTTGCGGAGACAACATTTCTGAGTACCCGCCGAAAACAGGTACCCGCCAGGAACAGGTACCCGCCGAAGGTGAGTACCCGCCAGGAACAAGTACCCGCCGAAGGTAAGTACCCGCCAGAACCAAGTACCCGCCAGGGATGAGTACGGTGGATCGAGCCGAAAAGCCCCCGCGCCTTCATAGTTGAAGTACTATATAGCGGCATCGCGATGTCTTGTCGGGGGTTCGCCCTGGCCAGGGATGCCCCCAAGGCGTTGTCGGGCGTCCAGGGGCCAGGAAACGCCCCGCGACACGTTGCCAGGGGCGGGGGTCCAGGGGCGGGGGCGGTCCCGGGAAGGCGTTGTCAGGCGTCCAGGGGCCAGGAAATGCCCCCGCCAGGGCGAACCCTAGCGGGGGCGAATGTCCCGCCACGAAGGCGGGCGTTTCAACGTATTTCAACGACTTCGCCCCAAGGCGGGCGGTAGTATTCGGACACGGTCGCGGGGTCGGAAGTCGTTGCCCACAAGACAGGAAAAGGCGGTTCGTCTTCCGGGTAGGTCCCGTATAGGTCGGTCAGGTAAACGACCGCGACAGGCGTTTCGTCTTCGTCTTCCAGTTCCGCCAGGGCGGGTCGGAAGTCGGTCCCGCCGCCGCCGACAGGGTCCAGGGTCACGAAGTCGCCCGGGTAAAACGTCTCGCGACCCGCAACCCGGGAGTCGGCGTAAAGGACCGTCAGGGATGCGGGCGACAAGTCTTCGAAGATGCCCCGAAGCTCGCCCCCGAATTGCGACACAAGGACTTCGTCGCAAGACCCTGAAGTGTCAATAACGACCGCCAGGGGACCCATTGCGGGGGCGTGCAAGGCGGGAAGGTAAAGACCGCCAGGAAGGTAGCGGGGGTTGGGTCGGGTCCATGCATAATCGTCGCGGGCGGCGTCTTGCACGAACCGACGAAGGACCGACCGCCAGTCCACAATCGGTCGGGTAGCTTCGTCCGCGAAACGACGAACCGACCCGGGCATATTGCCCCGCATTTCGCCCGCCCTGACCGCGTCAATTATCGCCCGCTTCCAATCGTCTTCGTCCGCTTCGGGGGCGTCCGATTCTTTCGGGGCATCCCTGACTTCCCCTAGCGGGTTCGTGCAAGGTTTCGACCCCTGGCCCTGGCCCTGGCCCTGGCCCTGTCCTTCCCCTTCGCCCTGGCCCTGGCCCTGTCCTTCCCCTTCCCCTTCGCCCTGGCCCTGGCCCTGGCCCTGTCCTTCCCCTTCCCCTTCGCCCTGGCCCTGGCCCTGTCCTTCCCCTTCCCCTTCGCCCTGGCCCTGTCCTTCCCCTTCCCCTTCGTCTTCGCCCTGGCCCTGGCCCTGGCC